ATACGAAGCGCAAAGTGACAGGTATTTGATCCGCCCCCCTCCCCCTCTGCCCTCTGGTGGCAAGGGCACGTCTCAGTCCAACCTGCTCCGTTTCGATTGAAGATTCGCATTCATTTCGCGCATCGTCTTGGCGCTGTGGCACTCGTTACATCTGGTCTTGTAGTTGTCGAGGTCCAGCCGGAGGTCCGGTCTGTCTTGTATCGGTATGTCATGTTCGCCGTGGAGATGGCGTTGACCGAGGCGATAGCGGTCGCGAAGCTCTCTGAGGATGACGTCCGTTGACGGAGGGTCCAGTCCATAGAGCCGCGCGTCGCGGACGACAGACGGTTCAAAGCCGCAATCAACGCACCGCCATTCGTCGCGCTGGAAGCAAAGGATGCGCAGTCGTTGATGGTCCTCTGTGTAACCACGCTTCGATGGTGAGCCACGGTGTGAGTCATGTAGTCGTGTCTTCTTGCTTTGGCAGTCGGGACAACGCGGCCCACTCGCTGCTAGCTTGTTACAACCGGGAGTTGAACAGGACCGCTTCGGGAGCCTCATATGGTTCGGTGCTAACCCTTCGCTTGAATGGTGAGGTTCACGTTCTGGTAAGCGCCTGCTTTGGTGTTCCAATCGCTGAAGCCCATGTGACCATTGGCAGAGACGACCACTGATCCATCTGGATCGAACGTATCCAGACACTGAACAATCGTTCCGTGAACCAGCCTCACCGTTTCCTTCTCACCTTCGTCCGCGAGACCAGCAGGCGCGTCTGACAAGGGATAAGAGAACTGGCGGTCAAGCTCCACCTTCACGTCTTCGATCTTGCCGCTTGCACTAACGCTCCAGCTCATAACTTCCTTCCTTCTCTCCCGCTTGGGAGGGGGTCTCTACTGTTCGTGCAGCTTGGACGGGTCGATGAGCTTCTGTGCGTCCGCGTCCGCGATGGCCACGTTGGTGATCATCTCGGTCAGCAGCTCAGCCCACTCGGTGAAGCGCGGGTCGATGGTCGTGTCGTTCTTCACTGCCGCAATGATGGGGAGCAGGTCTTGCAGAACGGTGACGGTCTCGTCCGATGCCGTGCCACGGTTGCGGAGGTCTTCGATGAGGCTCAGCACAGCAGGCGTCAGCCCGCTGACGAGGCTGGCGATGCTGGCGGGCACGTTGACACCGAACGTACCGAGCAGGGCGGAGAGGAGAGTAAGTGCTAATCCGGGGAGCTGTTCAATCATGGCTTGACTCCAATCGTTTCAACAGGCGGGATAGGCGCACCATCACTGAGCGCAGTGGTGTACTTCGATTGCATCGTGTCGTAGCTGCCCTTCAGAGCGTCGGCGTCGGCCTGCGTAGCAGCCGTGGCCTTGTGATAAGCGTCCCACAGACGATGTGTGGTGTTGTATGCCTGCGCGAGGCTGTCCATGCCGGTCACCATTGCGGGGGTTGGGTGGAAGCTTCCGTCCGCAACCTTGCCCTTGTAAGTTTCGAGCACGGCCTGAATGTCGCGGAGGCCGCGATATACCTGCGCGTCGAGCGCGCTAGTCTGGCCCGGGACAGGAGCGGTGACAGTCTGGTGAGTGGCGCAACCGGTCGTGCAGCCTGTCAGCAGTCCCATTGAGCCGACGACGAGTGCGATTGCGAGGATGATGCGCTTCATAATCATGTTTGCTCCCTTGCAGTGTTGCCTGCCAAAAGAAACTGTTCCTTGGTCCACGCGTTCCGCTCCTCCGATGGACCGATACGGTGACACTCCAAGCTGGCTGCCTCCCATCGCTGGAGTTTGACCAGCTGACAGAACTTCGGGAAGTTCAGCCGCAGCTTCGTAACGCCGAGATTGAAACACATATCAATCAATGCGATCTTGGCCGGGGCCGGGTAATCGTGGAAGTCTGGGAAGAGCGACGCGAGGTCACTCACGCATTCCGACATCGTCTTCCGCAGGGCTTCGTCGATATCTTCATCCGCGAGCAGGAGTGAATCTGAACGCCGGTATGCCTTGGCGCTGTATCCCGGCGTCATCTGCTGGACGCGGGTGAACTCGGCGATGATCTCAGCATCGTCCGCGAACTCGGCGTTGGGACGACGGAAGCGATAGTCGAGCGCAGCTTCTGCGTTCGGGATCATCTCGCCGACGCCAACCGTTACCGTTGCCTGCTTGTTCGTGTCGAGATACATCCAATGAATGCGGCCTTCAAAACTGGCGGTGGCTGCGACCGCATCATCGAGATACATGGTTTTATTTGCCGTCCGTTGGTACGGGTGCGTCGCCTTGTCGGCGGTCCGTTGTCGCTTGCCTGCGGTCCTGCGTTGCTACACGCCTGTCCAGCATTCCTTGCAGATAACCGGCTGGCGGCGGTGCGATTAGCGCGCGATACGCTGTGGTCTGGAACGCCCACTGCTCCACCCCACGCACAAGCGCGTGGTAGATGTTGACTGAAGTGAGGCCGCTGATGGTGAGCGTGCCCTGGCTCCACGTCACAAAGATGCCGACGCCTGTCAGGAACGCGATGATGGCAGAAACCCAATAGTTGAGCGTCTCGGTCTCGACAGTAAGCCAAGGGAAGAATCGGCTCTTTTTCAGCCATTGCATGACGAAGCTGACGAGGATCGCCGTTGTCGCTTGTGCGCCTAGTTCGCTGCTCATTTGGAGTGGGGAGGGTGGTTGCAGTGAAACTGGACCGGGCAGCCATGCAAAGGTCGCCCGGTCCGATCCGGGACTAGAGAGGGCTGGTCTCCGTGTTGGCGGTGACCGCAGCTGCCAAGCTGTCCGAAGATATCTTCAGCTGTTCAGAAAGGGCGGTGACTTCTGCGGCGGTGGGGCTGTCCGCAAGCTTCGCGGCGATGCCCTGAATGAGGGTGATAGCGGAAACCTCAACCGAGGTGCTGGCTGCTACCTGTGCTTCGAGAGCGTCAAATTCTGTCGACATTTGGAGTTGTCTCCTGCGGGTTAGAGTTGCGTTGATGATTGGCCCTGCGCAATGACCTCACGCAACGACGTTTCTGATCTCTTCAATCGCGCTGTGAGCTGAGCAAGCTGTTCAGCGTCAACGGATCTCTGTGCAAGCAGTTCGATGATGTGATCCAGCTTCGATACGACGGCGTGAAACTGTTCGCGGTCCAGCCCGATAGTGACATTGATTGAAGACTCCAAAGAAGCCATTTATCCCCTTCTGTGTTGCCGGTGGGAAGACTTGTGACGCTTCAGACGTCGGCACGCAACCCGAGGCGCCTTCATGTCGCCAATCGTCGGCCAGATGCGGACTCGACGACGCGCCCACAGGATCTCGGAGACACAATCTGCGACTCCTGCGTTGGCGCGGCTATTGGCCGCTGTGAGGCTCGACTGGTCAAACTCCAGCCGAGCAAACACTTCAGAGGTTTCATGCTTCTGCTGGTCCCGATCGATCAGCCGGAAGGTGTGAGTGCTGGCCTTGATCGCGGAGAGTCGCTCCACAAGCCCGCGTTCGATGTAGCCGTCCATCTCCGCATAGGTCAGGTGTGCGATCACTTCGTTGTCTCGGTCCAGCAGCACCGCGCGCTTTGCCATGTGGTTCATTTTCCTTTTTAGGGTCAGCGAGGCCCATTGCTCTCGTCACCCGTGTCGCCGATGAGTGCAGCCTGTGGAAATTGCTGCGCGGTATTGACGTTCCCTCTTGACACTCACTCACAACGCCTAGCGATATGTTCAAGTAGATGCACTATACATCGCGCAAGTCGGAGATAACAACAAGTTACAAATCAAGCTATTTGCACCCAGCGAGTAGGCGTGTTAGTTTCTTCGAATCCCCGCGAATGACGCGGGGTTTGTTTGTAAGTGCTCGACCTGAGAAGCATTGGAACTATTAGTAAGTATTAGAAGTATTTGTAAGTATGAGAACGATAAGAACCATAAGAAATATAAGAAGCATTAGAGAGATTAGACAGAAAAGGAGTGGTCATCGTGGGAGCATCGACTGCCGTAATCGACCTGAGCCGAGTTCCATCGTCCGAGTTGGCGCGGGAGATGAGCCGCCGTTCGCTGCCCGGCCTTGCCGCTCGACGCGTCCTGAAGCCCTGCCAGTTCTGCAAACTGCCGTTCGGCGTGCGTGACATGCGCAAGCATCTCCACGTGTGCACGTTCAACCCGAACCGGTATGGCGAGCGCGGTGTCCGCGTTTCGAAGCCCTGCCGGTATTGCTCCGAACCCATCGCCCGAGGCGAGCGCCGAACCCATACGCGGAACTGCGTTCAGAATCCGAACAAACAATATGCGCCTTGCAACTACTGCGGTGAGCCCATCGCCAGCGGAACACGACGCGAACACAAGGTCAGGTGCGCGAGCAATCCACGCAACCAGCCAAAGAAGACAGGGGTAAGGAACCGTGGACAGCGAGACAATCACGCCTAGTGGAGCAGGATCGAACCTTCAGATCATGGGTGAGGCCAACATTGCCAGCAGCGCAGCACGCGTGCAGGCCGAGACCGCCGCGTCGATCACCGTGGCACAACGCTTCAAGCGCAGCGAGTCGCAGGTACGGCAAGACCTGTTGAATGCGGTGAAGGCATCGCCCCGGCTCGCGGAGAAGGCGGCATACAGCTACCCGCGCGGCAAGCGGCAAGACCCGGTGACGAAGGAGTGGGTCGAGAACATCATCAGCGGCCCGTCAACCTACATTGCACGCGAGGCAGCGCGCGTGTGGGGGAATCTGGTCTATGGCACAGAGGTCATCCGCGAAGCCGATCACGAGCGGCAGATTCGCTCCTTCGCATGGGACATGCAAACCAACATGCGCTGTCTGGCTGAGGCGACCTTCAAGAAGCTGGTCCAGCGCAGCCGATGGGTGAAGAAACCCGGTGCCAAGGATGAGAAGGTCACCGAGTGGGTGGAGCCCGATGAACGCGACCTGCGCGAGCTGAGCAACAAGTACGCTTCGATTGGTGAGCGCAACTGCATCCTGAAGATCGTGCCGTCGCACCTGATCGATGAAGTGCTGGAGACCGCGAAGCAGACGACTCGCGAGGATGCCGCCAAGCACCCCGAAGCGGTGAGAGCGAAGCTGGCCGATGCATTCCAGTCTGTCGGCATCTCCGTCGCACAGATCGAAGAGTATCTCCGCCATCCCCTCAACCAGACGACGCCCGATGAGATGGCTGACCTGCGCGGCATCTTCACGTCGCTGCGCGAAGGGAACTCCGTCTGGGACGACTATCGGCACACAATGCTGCCGTCTGACGACGAGGTTGCGGAGATGCCGCAACTGCGTGAGCTGGCTAAGCGGCTCAAGTGGAATGAGGCCAAGCTCGCCAACGAGATCGGGCGCAACATCGATGACATCCCGAAGCTCCTCTCATTCATGAATGAGCAGGTAGCGAAGGTGAAGGCAACTCAACCCGCGTCATCGCCGGTCGAGTCATCGCCGCGATCTGACCACGCGGAGAAGCCGGAGCCAGAGGTCATCCCGCCAACGAACGCACAGCGCCGTCCTCGCCAGTCCGCGCCACCGCCTGCACGCGATTTCTAAATACCTCCACGAAGATCCGACGAACTCAGGGCCAAGCGATGTCGGCCCGGAAAGGGCATGAACAGTGAAAACCGATGTCGTAGAGGAGATGAAACTGAAGTGGCCTGACGGTTGCGAGCGCACACGCATTCAGGATCGTAAGCCGCAAGGCTCATGGAAGTTTGGCACGGCTAAATATCGCGACGGTCTGGTTGCCGAACTTAGCCGCATGGGTGCAACCGCCATACTCATCTGCCGCGCTGAGAATGAGCGTCTGGACCCCGGCATCGCGGTGTGGTTCTCCTTGAAAAAGGAAGACTCTTCGTGGCAGCAGGGGTTGGGGATTGAGACTCCAGCGCCGACCCTCGATGAGATCGACGCGGCATTCCGATCCAAAGCTGCACGATGCCATCCCGACCGTTCCGATGGAGGGGATTCGGAACTCTTCAAACGTCTCAACGATTGGCGGAAGCAAGCAAAAGCGTGGGTGATGGGTACCCACGACCAGCGCCATGAATATGTGATGGCAATCGACCAGTACACCGAAGCGCGGCTCAATCTATGCGCGCTCAAACTTGCCTTCTCCTACATTCGCGGCCTTGAGCGAGTCGGTGCTCCGGCGATCCTCACCCAGACCCTCGGAGCGTTTCGAGCGAAGCTGACGGGAGGATCACAATGATGACCCCGCAGCAGAGAGCAGCAAAGACTCGTGCGTTCAACCGTGCTGGGCAGAAGTTGTACGAAGAGGTATCAAAGCCTGCGCACGAGAAGGTTGAGCAAATTCTCAATCGACTCCTCTCAGCGGAGGACATCAGGCTACGGTATGTGGGCCCTTGGAGACTCAAGGGAGGGGTTACAGAAGCACGCCTGATGTCCATCGGATTCGGAGGTCTTCAATTTACCGTGCACGTCGACGGATACAGGACATTGAAAACATACGCTTCAAGCTTTTGGGAGGTGATCTGATGGGTCTATCAATTCTTAGTGCGCCTCACGACCCCCGCCAGCAGATTGAGTCTTTGCAGCGGGAACTCAACGCGCGCAATCGCGAGCTTTCCGAATTGCAGGAACAGCTTCGCCAAGAGCAGCAGAAGACGGCTTCCGTTGAACGGGGAGTCAGTCAACTGCGCGAAATTCTTGGGCCACTCTACGGCGGCCTAAGGATGGTGTTCGGAGAGATCGATTCGATGGGTGTCGCTGAGTCGGGGCCTACAACAAAGAACTCAGCAGCATGGGAGCAGTGGAAGACGCGCCTCGGAGGTGCAACGGCGCGCGCAATCGATGCCCTCATGGTGCACGGAGAGATGAATCAAACGCAGTTACGCATCATCCTCGGATGCGCGACCCGAACCGTGACCAACGTCGTCGCCGCACTCAACCAAGCAAAGTTGATTGACAAAAGAGACGGCAAAATTCGCCTCAAGGAACTCTAGAAAGGTTGTTTGACCGCGTGAATGCAATGAACCTCGGCCTCGTGAAGTATGACGCAATGATCCTCGCTATCGAAGCGTGCGAACGCATCGATGAAGTGAAAAGCATCATCGATAAGGCGCGTGCCCTCGAGGTCTATGCTGCGCAGGCCATGAATACGGAGGCAGAAGCCAAGGCGGCGCGTATACGTATCCGTGCCGAGCGGAAGACGGGTGAGTTGATTGCAGAGGGACAGCGCAGCGGTCAAATGCAAACTGCTGGAGATAACGCTGGCGCACATCGAGGAAAACAAAGGTCGTCGTGTGGCACGACTACCTTACGCGACTTCGGTATATCACGCGACCAGTCCTCGCGGTGGCAAAGGCTCGCGGAGATACCGAAGAAAGAGTTTGACGAGGCACTTATTGCAGATGACGTACCGACGACTATCGGGGTGATGCGAACCATTGCAATTGCACATAAGAACGCCCACCGCGAGTCGGTTGCCAAGCAAGCATCGGATACCTGCACGACATCAGACCTCTCCCAGCTCGCCGGGAGAGAATTCGGAACCATCTATGCGGACCCGCCGTGGCTCTATGGCAATCAGGGCACGCGCGCATCCACCGGCAACCACTACGGCGGCATGACCGTTGATGAGATCTGCGCGCTCCCGGTCGAGGCCACGGCCTCCGCAAACGCGCACCTGCATCTCTGGACGACGAACGCGTTTCTTTTCGATGCGAAGCGCGTCATGGAGGCGTGGGGCTTCGAGTATAGAAGCTGCTTCGTCTGGGTAAAGCCGCAGATGGGCATTGGCAACTACTGGCGTGTCTCCCACGAGTTCATGCTCCTTGGCGTTCGCGGTTCGGCATTGTCATTCAACAACCATTCACTCATGAGCTGGGGCCAGTTCGACCGGACGAAGCACAGCGCCAAGCCGGAGGCCATCAGGGCGCAGATCGAAAGCGCCAGCCCCGGCCCCTATCTTGAGCTGTTTGGAAGAAGACCGGCAACCGGGTGGACCGTCTGGGGCAACGAGATCAAGCTCTCCATGTTCGATCAGGATTTGCAGGAGGTCGTCGCATGAGCCAGTACTCATGGGAGCAAACGCTTGCAGTTGAACGCCGAGGCAACGACGTGCTGGATGCCGTGTTTGGCGCTGAGCACATCATCGTCAAGGCAACACATGCTCACCAGAGACAGAAGATTGATCGCTTTCACATCGACAAAAAAGATGGCCGGTTGGTCTTCCGAGTCGACTACAAGGTCGATATAAAGGCCGGTGAGACTGACAATCTCGCGCTGGAAGAAGTGTCTGTGAAGAAGAACGGTAAGGTCATCCACAGAGGCTGGATTCACACCACCATCGCCGACATTGTCGTCTTCTACGTGCCTGATCGCGAGTTTGCATATGTTCTGGAAATCCCGGCGCTCAGGGAGTGCTGGCCGAATATCCAGGCGAGATTTGTTTTGCGGACCACATCGACCCTTCGCGATGGTGACAAATATGAGACCGACTTCTATGCGGTTCCAATCGCATGGCTTCGTCAGAATCACCTGATCCTAAAGGAAATTACGGTAATCGACAGCCAGATGAGACTCGCGCTGAGGCGTGCGTAATGAATATTTTTAGCTCCGAAGAAAAGAGACTCTATGAGTGACCAAGACCTGATAGTGCTTCCGCAGCAATCCGATGCGTCTGACGCCATCCCGCCGCTAAGCCAGTCCATGTATGAGTCGATGGCCTGCCCTGCCAGCTATCAGGCGCAGTACGTGCATGGCATCTTCTCTCCGGCGAACATCTACAGCGAACTCGGCCAGGAGGTGCACCGCTGCATGTCCCTCTACGCCGAGCACCTGAAGGATATCGACCGCGAGGAGGATTGGGTCTTCTTCGAACGAACGCTGGCCACCTTCACCGAAGAAGCACAGAAGATCCTCCGTGGCGTGATCGGCTCGATAATCTTCAATCCCCAAGCCATCCTCAGCACCGAGTTGCGCTTCACCGACTATGAAGATGGCGCAGGCACGCCCGACCTGATCACGATGGAGACTTCGGTCGACGCGACGATCTGGGATTACAAGAATTACTTTGAGATGATCGAGGCCGACACCTTCCAGTCGAAGCTCTACCCTCTGCTGCTTTTCCGCCACAATCCCAATCTGGAAACGGTGCGATTCGTTCTAGTGTTTATGCGCTATGGCCGGACGCGGGAGGTCACGTGGACGCGTGACCACGTGCCGTATCTGGAGAAGGTCCTATCAGATGCCCGCGTGCGGCAGAAGGCCATCCATGAGACGCCCGGGCTGGCACGCGCTATCCCCGGCAAGGCGTGCGACTATTGCCCGCTGTTGCGCACGATGCGGTGTCAGGTGAATGCGTGGAACCCATACGCCACGATGACCACCTCAGATCGCCTGCGTTACATCCTGTTTCTGCGCGCTGCGCTCAAGGGCAGTACGGAGATTGTCCGCAGCGCAGCGCGATTTGAGCCGGTCACGACGCAGGACGATAACGGCAAGGTCTACGAAGCCAGCTTCGTTCCAACAGAGAAGCGCACATTGCCGCTGCTCCCGACACTGACTGTGTTGCAGCAACACTTCGACGAATCCGGCGAAGACCTGTCACTCAAGGCCAACGTGTCGAAGACGTCGCTCGCCAGCCTGCGCCACGCCAAGAAGCGCGTTCTGCTCGATCAGGCGCTCACGGATATCGAGCTGGTGAAGGAGACGACCAGCTTCAAAATCACCAAAGCCAACCCGGAACAACCGGATGAGGCATACGGCGACAGCGAGAGATGAGGAGCGAACGATGAAGATCAACCGGGTCATATTGAAGCACATCCGCAGCCACAGCCATACCGTCATCCCGTTCGAGCGCGTCAGCTTCATTCGCGGCAAGAATAAGTCCGGCAAGACAACGGTCGCGATGGCGATAGAGATGGTGCTGGCTGGCCGCTGCGCGGTCACCGATGAAGCTGGCAAGGGCTATGAGGAAGTCATTCAGGTGGGCCAACAGACGGGCACTGTGATCCTTGAGTGCGACACCGTCACTATCACCCTGACGCTCGACCGCAGCACCGGACGCACGCTCAAGGTACAGACCGGCGTCGGCACTACGAACGAACGAATCATGCTTGGCAAACAGGCTCAGGAGTGGATCGCCGAGAATATCGGCACCCCGGACGTAATCAACGCGACGCTCAATGCGTGGCGCTTCATGAGGCTGAGCGAGAACGAGCAGGCATCGTTGCTGGCTCGCGTGCTTCTGCCGGCAAAATTGGAGCTTGAACCGGAGGTCAACAAGTGGCTTGCTGGCAGCAGATTATCCGTCGTCGAACGTCCTTCCTTGTTCGCAACCATCGAGGCAACCTACAAGGCTATCGCCGCTGCCCGTACCGACGTCAATCGCAAGCTGCGCGACCTGAAGGCCATCGTCGAGCCGGAGCCGACCGACGTTAGCGACAACGGCACGGTGGCCGCAGAGCTGGCCGGGAAACGTCGTGCCCTCGATGAGGAGATTGAAAGCATCGCCCGTCCTCTGACTTCGCTCCGCGAGAAGTTGTTGAACGATGAGACACGCAAGGCGCTCGAACTCAATGCACAGCTGCGAGAGCGACAGCCGCAGATACGCCTCACACTGATCGCCGAGCGTGACAACCTTGCGCGGATCGAGGATACGCTCAGCCATGCTGACGACGCCGTGTGTCCCACCTGCAAAGCGAAGCTGACACCGGAGGCGAGCAAAGCGTTTTTCGCTCCCTTCCGCGCGCGGGAGACCGAATCGAAGGCAACAATCACGCGACTGGAGAAGGAGTTGAAGTCATCCATCGACGCGGAGGTCGGCTCCAAGCAGCTGGCGGTCGACACTTCCAACCGGCAGGTGGTTCGTGACGCCGAGGGCCAGCTTGGACGATTGCGCGACCGGCTCGACTCTCTCAGCACTACCGACACCCTCGTCGCGAAGGCAGCGTTCGAAGCCAAGCACGCGGCATACGAAAAGCAAGTGAAGGAGCGCGAGCGCGCAGAGGTTCAACTCGCCGAACTCGAAAAGCTGCTCGTGTTCTTCGGTCCTCGTGGCATCAAGGCAAAGCTAATCGCGGAGCGCCTGGACCTGTTCACGGAACACGTCAACGGCGTGCTCGACCAATGGGGATACTCGCTGGGCTTCACCATCGAGCCGTATTCGCTGCGCATCACGGAGACCGACCCAGAGACCGGCTTCGTTGGCCCGATGCTCAGTCCCAACCAACTGAGCGCCTCTGAGTCATACCGGCTCGGCATTGCCTTCAGCATGGCGATTGCCTACTGGACCAACCTGCGTCTGCTCGTCGCAGACGGCGCGGACATTCTCGACAAGGACGACAAGTGGACGCTTGCGCAGGCGTTCCTGCAATCGGATCTGGAGCAGGCCATCATGACGTCGACCGGCATCGCAGGCACGTTTGAAGCGGCGGGCACGGCGTTCTACACACTATCGAAGTCCAACGGTGTCACAGCGCTCGAAGTGGACGCGGTTACGCCGATGGCTGAGGAGGTGGTGACCACATGCCGGTGAGCACATCGCTCCGCTTCGAGATCTTCGCTAGAGATGGATTTGTCTGCCAATACTGCGGCCATCGCCCGCCCGACGTCGTGCTCGAAGTCGACCACGTGCACCCCGTATCCAAAGGCGGGACAGATGATTCGATCAACCTCATTACAGCGTGCTTCGGTTGCAACCGAGGTAAGGCCGCAAAGGTACTCTCGAATATTGCGCCACGACCGGACGCGGACCTTGCTTACCTTCGGGAGGCTCAGATTGCCGCAGAAATGAAGCGGTTCTTGAAGACGCAACGAGAGGCCAATAAGCAAATCGAGCTTGTCTGCCAGCACTTTCGCGAACGGTGGAGATTCTATCTTATGGAGCCGCCGCCGGACCCCGTGAAGCTCACGTTTTGGGTCAAGCGGTATGGTCCCGACGAGCTGGAAATATCTATCACGCGAGCCGGTGCAGCCTACCGTGTCGGTCGTTTCTACAACTCATACGACGCAATCAGATACGTCGGAGGGATTCTGAAGTCCCGCGACAATGGCGGCGAACTACCACCAAAAACACCTCAACAACCACCTGTGCAGCCCGCAGCCTTCGATGAGTTCTGACATGGCCGCTCTTCCCTACATGCAGCTTTACGTGGCCGAGTATCTAGCCGATACGACGCACCTGAATGCTGCTCAGCACGGAGCCTACCTCCTCCTGCTGATGAACTACTGGCAACGCGGAAAGCCGCTCAGCAACGCCGACGGTCGTCTAGCGTTCGTTGCACGAATGTCACCGCAAGAGTGGGAGGAAAACCGCACCGTGATCGCAGAGTTTTTCGACGTGCAAGCTGATGAATGGATACATCATAGGGTCGAACGGGACCTTCAATTTGTCACGGAGAAATCCGGCAAAGCGAGTGCCGCTGGTAAAGCGAGTGCAGCTGCCAGATTCAACGCTCGTTCAACACCCGTTGAACAGCCGCTGAAAGAACGTTCAACCATTAAGACTTTAACAGAAGAGATTAAGACTTTAAAAGAAAGTACAAAAGCAAAGTCTATTGTGCCTACGGCACTGTCGACGGGAACCGTCGACGATCCCCCGACCTTGCTTGGGCTAGATCCTTTTGAGCCGAAGCGCACCCCAAATGAGTACGCGGTGTACTGGAACTCTCACCGAGGAACATTGCCAGCCGTCGATGTACCACTGGTCGAGAGCCGCGCTCAGAAACTCAAAGTGCGGATTCATCAAGGGCTGACGCCAGAAAAATTCCGGGAGGTGATCAGAAAAGTTCATGCGACCCCTTTCTGTCTAGGCGACAACGACCGCAGCTGGCGGGTGACGTTGGACTTCCTGATCGCCAATGACAAAAACATTTCCAAAATCCTGAAGGGTGACTACGACCGCGCTGCGAAGCCGAAGCCGGTCCGCGTCGCCATGAACAGCAACTTTAGGGAGCAGGCGCGATGAAACAGCTTGACCATGAACGGTACATAAGCCCGGTCGACAACTACGGAACCGAGATGACGGTGCTTGGCGCGATTCTGGTGGATAGCCACGCATACGACGAAGCAGAGTCGATCACATACAACGACTTCGGACTCAGCTCACACCGGACCATCTTCGGGAGGATGGCCGCGATGATTTCCGATGGCAAGGTCGTCGACATCGTCACGCTGTCCGAGGAGATGCGCAAGCACCGCGAGCTTGACGCTGTCGGCGGCGTTCCCTATCTCGCCTCCCTTAGCGAAGGGCTGCCGCGTCGCCTATCCATCGAGTCGTATGTGCGGATCGTGAAGGACAGGTCGCAACGCCGGTCCCTGATGAAGCTGTGCGACCACACCGTGACGCTGGCCGAAGACGAGAGCATCGGCACCGACGAGCTGCTGACTGACACCGACATGCGGCTCATGGAGATCAGCGCAGAGAACGAGGCGGTCCACACGGTGACGCTGGCTCAGGCGTCCGACCGGGAGTTCGAGAAGATCATCGCGGAGCGGGACTCGAACAAGAGCTTCATCGGCATCCCCACCGGCCTCGATGTGCTTGACGCCAATGTCGGAGGCTGGGTGGAGGGCGAGCTGGCCGTCATTGCCGGGAAGCCGGGGCAGGGGAAGTCGTCGGCGCTGATCCAGACCCTTGTGCAGTGCGGCATGGATCGCGTTCCGGCACACATCTTCTCGCCGGAGATGACCAAAGGCCAGATACTGCGCCGCGTTTGGGCTGCCGTGGCGTCGCTGCCGTTCCACCTGCTCACACACCCCACCTTCCTGCACAGCGCCGACGTGGGGCGTTTACGCGAAGCAATGGCCGAGGTGTCGGGTTGGCCGCTGGTGATCGACGACGACAGCAACATCACCCCCAGCCAGCTCATCTCACGCGCGCGCATCTCCAAGCGGCGAAACGGCACGCGGCTGTTCGGCGTCGACTACCTGCAAAAGATGCACTTCCTGTCGAAGCCGGAACACCGCCACATCGAGGTCAGCGATGCCGCCGTCAAGCTGGCCAACCTTGCGAAGAAGGAACACGTCGCGGTGGTGGCGCTGAGTTCGCTGACGGACAAGGGTGGCAGGGCAAGGAACGCGCCGCCGACGTTGGGCGACCTGCGCCAGTCCGGGGATATCCAGTACGAAGCGTCGACTGTGGTCTTCATCCACCGCGAGTCAGAAGAGTCGACCGAGCAGATCAAAGACGACGGCTGGATGATCATCCCCAAGCAGCGCAACGGCAAGACCGGCCAGTTCGAAGTCCGGTACAACGAGCGGCTGATGTTTGAGGCGGGGAGCCAGCAGCGGACGTTCTCGGAACAAGCGCCGCGACCCACCCCAAAGCCGCGAGCCGTGCAGTATGCAATGCCACACAAAAACGACGTTTTCGATTGATCAGCAAAGCGGGGTCCAGAGATGGCAGAGATGCAGAGCATTGAACAGGTGATACGAGCGACGGCGGAAGAGTTCGGGCACTGCCCCGGCTGGACCAAGCTGCTCGCAGATGCACTGACGGAGCTGTACACGACGCGCCGCAAGTTATCAACGGAAGAGCAACCAACGGAGGATACCAATGAACCAGCCCACCATCACGCAATCTAGCGCAGAGCCAACAGTGGAGAGCCTCACCAAGCGGATAGATGTCCTCGAAAGTTTCATCCTTGATTGGATGACGAAAATTACGGCCCTCCAGCGCGACATGCTTAACACCGCCCGAGATTCCAATAACAATGTGTTGCGAATCCTTGACCTCATGGAGGGCACGCTCGATGCCCAACCCAAATCTCCGCGACTGATGTGACGACATGAATGCTCCACAGGTCTACCTCTATCGCTGGAACCGAATGGGCCGCAAAGGTCAGCGCTGCATTGTGCTGTGTCGCGGATCGATGAATAGCTGCATGGTGCGCTTCGAAGATGGCCATGAGGCTGTGACCAGTCGGAACGCACTCGCGGAGGCCAAGCATCAGGGAGGCGACGATGGATGAGTTGAAGGTCGTCTTCGTGTTTGTGATCGTCGTCCTGTTCATCTACTTGTTCCGCAATCCCAAAGGGTAAGGGTACTCGACAAAGAAGGTTCTCAATGGCGTCGCATTCGAAAAGCAAACGAACGGACCGGGAGTTCAGCACGAACTGCCGAACGTCAAACACTCTCGAACCGGATGGACGGGTGAATTTTATGAAAACGGAACAAGATAAACGCGCAGCTGTACTTCGCGGAAAGGAAGGACGACGACTAAATCAGCACCCGGCATACGTGACAGCGACACACCTTATAAATTGTCAGAGCCCTTATGACCCATCCGATAGAACACTTTACGCGACGGCGAATAATCGCCAAAACCTCCATGATCGCGATGCGCGGATCTCAACCCCGGTAATCACAATATTGGCGGCGACTATGACCATTGAAGAGATGAATGCACTCCTTCGGCAATCGAACTCGGAAGTAGACGAATCAGTCAGGGCCCTCAACGCAGCTTGGAACAAGGTCAGTGCGATGAAAGAGCTTCTGATCCCCGAGCTACTCAACATAACAAAACAAATCCAGCAGTCACGCATGACGACCGAACGCGAGATGAACTCCACACTGGAGTGGCTAAAAACTGTGCGTCAGTTCTTTCTGGAGAAAGACTATGACGCAGAGATGGCGAGGATGCATTCGTTCATCTCCCTCTGTAAAGACATTCAGGCGCTCAAGGATGCCGGTACGCTCGATGCGGTCGCGGACCTAGCAATCAAGCTGGCGGTGCAGGAGGTGGCGTCATGAAAGGTCGCGCATTGAGACGTGCATTGATAACGAGCGATGCAATCCGCATAAATTCAGAGGTGCCGATGATAACTGACACGACTGAGCTTATCTCTCCTGACGACGCAAAGGAGATGCTCAAGCGAAACGCGGCTAATCGACCTGTGAACTGGAACAAAGTCGATGAGTTCGCACAAATTATGCGACGTGGAGAATGGCAACTCCATCCGCAAGGAATCATCCTTGACCCGAATGGCAACATTCTCACTGGCCAGACTCGGTTATGGGCTATCGTTCACTCCGGTGTATCGATCTACATGCGAGTGAGTCGCGGGAGTCCAGCCGAGACCGCATTCGTAATAGACAGGGGGAGACCACAGTCTTCGCGCGACCTGTCTACACGTCGAACCGAACGCAAGCACAGTCCCATTGAGGCCAGCATTGCGCGGTGCATCTGCGTGCTCAGGGGACAGCAAAAGCCTTCCGTCGACGAGATCGCTGAGGTGATCGTAGAGAAGAACACCATCCTCTCAAACGTCTTGAAGCAGTGCGCAGGCGCAAAGAAAGATAAAGCGATGCTCATGATCCTTGGCGCAATCGCTGAAACTTGCACCGACGTAGAAGGTGCGTCCTCACTAGCAAAGAAGTCCCGAATTTTTGCTGACCAGTTGGAGCGCGCGCTCCTCCCTTACTCCGTACAGTCATGCTGGGGCCGAGGCGTTAGCTTCGGGATGGCTATGCAGAAGGCACAGGAAACAATACAGCGGACATGATCACCCTCAAACAATTCAACGACAGCACCAGCCTCAAGCGTCGCCACATGGCCGAACGACTGAAGGAGAAGGTGTGGAAGAGCGGAAAGCGTGAAGGCAAGGTACGACGCGCGAAACGCGAACTGCCATTCACTTTGCAAGAGTTCCGCGCATGGGTCATGGAGCGCATGGGACTTGGGGCGAAGCGCTGCTTCTACTGTCCGCGTCCCATCGATTGCCTCAGCTTCGAGCCAGACCACTACATGCCGCTGGAGCTTGGCGGCGGTGTTGGCCTCGACAACCTCGTCGACTGTTGTGAGGACTGCAACCGGCTGAAGGGCGCGATGCCACCTGATGATTTCATTCTGCTAATGGCGTTCATGGATACAAACATCTCTGCGGCGGGCCGCAACGATATCAAAAAGCGGCTGCGGGCTGGCGCGATGGGAATACGTCAGCGTCACTTTCCCGGAGAGAAGAAGCCACCGCAGCGAGTCGAGCCGGTCGCTGCGACCAAGGAACTGGACTTTTTCTAAGGAGAATTACCGATGGATTTAGTCGTCAGCAAGCTTGAGATGGAGTGGGTTTTGACTAGCCTCGAACGAGGCGCTCCGATGAGTTTGTGTATCACCAAGCATCACGTTGATGGAACGAAGGCCGAGCTACTTCTTAGCGAAGCTGAGACGACCATCCTGTCTCAACTCATCACAACCAGAAAGGACAAAGCAACATGCGCAATGTCGACACCTTCTTCAGAGGACACCGGCGGGAAACCTTCATCGATGGAGCCACCATCCTCTGCAATGCCGCTGGAGAGAAGCGGCTCAAACTCTCAATGAAACTCCCGCTGACAGGCGAACAGCTCGTCGGCATGCCGACATGGGTGGAGGGTCCGTTCGTTGATATCTCCAAGCCAGACTTCGCTTTGAAGAGCCCGATTTCATCGAACATGGAGTTGGATCCGATGATATTGCGCGTCTTCGGCCTGCCAGAAGACCAGCTGCCGCTTGGCGATCAGGAAGCGTTGATCACCTTCGATGGCGTGCGGATGTGCTCGTTCAAGATTCAGCGCGAAGAGAAGGATGACCCGGATATAGCTCTGACGTTCACGGCGTATCTGCCGCGCACCGGCAAGTTCCTCGCGTTCGCAGATGAGAACTTCAACGCGTCACTGTACGTCCTTTACGAAGCTGCGCAGCAGAGCCTACTCGACGTCAATCCCAACGTGCAGCCGAACGATCCCTCGCAGACTGAGCCGCTCGACGACGACGAGGACGACGACGAAGAGGATGAGGACGAGCAGCAAGCGGCACCAGCGGCACGTGTCAAGGAGAAGCCTGCGAAGCGTGGCGGCGTCAAGCGTGACGGCTACGGCAAGCCCATTCCTGCGGTGGTCCAGTAACCGGGATAGTAGCGGAGTGAGCCACGCACGCTGCGCTGGCTCACTCTCCCCACCTTTGAAAACACACAGAGAGGAAAGCAGGAACGCATGGTAGGACAAAGATTGAGGATTCGGCTGAAAGCGTATGACCATCGGGAACTAGACGCAGCCACAGAGAGGGTGCTCGCCACTGCCAAAGGCACCGGCTCAGTGGTGGTGGGGCCGGTTCCGCTGCCGACCGTGCGCGGCAAGTATTGCGTACTGCGGTCTCCGCACGGCGACAAAAAATCACGTGAGGCGTTCGAGATGCGCACACACAAGCGGCTCATTGACGTCATCGAACCGACGAAGCAGACGGTCGAGGCACTGATGAAGCTGGAGCTTCCGGCAGGTATCAACGTTGAGGTTGAGGCTTTCGAGAACTAGCAGTGAAGGAGCAATGACATGGGACTCTTTGGAAAGATGGTGGCGACGGCGATCAACGTGGCCACGCTTCCGGTGGCGGTAGTGAAAGACGTGTTCACACTCGGCAACGCGGCCAACGCAGACTCACAGCGCAGCTACACGGCTCAGAAGCTGGAGCAGATCAAAGACGAGGCGAAGTAGCCATGACCGGAATTGAGTTGATTCAAGCGGAGCGGCAGAGACAGATAGATGTGGAGAAATGGACGCCGGAGCACGATGATAAGCACGATGCAGGCGAGCTGGTTGCGGCTGCGGCGACCTATGCGCTGGAGGCTACTTTCGATGGGCCTGCGGTGAAAAGAGGATGGTTCAATCAGTTCTGGATGTTTGATGACGCATGGTTCAAGCCCGGAACCAAGGTGCGGATGCTCACGAAGGCCGGAGCATTGATCGCCGCAGAGATTGATCGTTTGCAGCGTGCGAAGAAAGATCACCCTATTGAGGTGCGCGTAGCGAGTGACACCACTGCCGTGTCCGACTGCTCACCCTCTGCATGGAGATAAGACGATGCCAAACCAGAAGCGAATCCTGAAAGCAGCGAAGGCGATGGACTGGGGCCAGGTCGTCGCGAATGGTGGACCGCCGTGCTTCCACATCGATGACGACGGCAGCTTCTGCGGGCGGGCCGCGCGCTGGGACGGTCACGCTGACATGCACAAGTTCATTCCGCTACACGAGCTGCTGAGAGAGGTCTCACGATGAAGATCAGAAACACACTGGCGCTACTCGTCGCAATTTTGGCAATCCTGCCACTTACCGGATGTAGCACAGCATCGCCCAACGCTGGATATGAGGGCGTGCTGGTTGAGAAGCCTTGGGTCTTCGGACACGGAGGTATTGACCCGGAGCCAGTGCATACCGGCCTCACGTTCACAGCTTGGACAACGGACGTCATCTATGTCTCGATGCAGCCGATTCAGGCGCATGTGAAGTTCGATGACCTGATGTCGAGCGATGGCGTGCCACTGGACTTCGATGCGGTCATTCGCCTTCAGGTGATTGACAGTGTGGATCTGATCAGACGCTTTGGTGAGGGATGGTATGGAAACAATGTTGAGCGCGAGTTCTCAAACCGCGTTCGTCAAGCGGTACGCAAGCATGGCATGAACGAAACAGCTATCTCCACCACTGCGATTGATGCCATTGACAGAGAAATCACCGAGGGAATGGAGTCCTATTTGAAATCAGCCAACATTCCCGTCAAGCTCGTTCAGGTCACAGTCGGAAAGGCGAACCCACCAGACTCTATCAAGAATCAGCGTATCGAGACCGCACAGCAGGAGCAGCGTGTCCTTACTGAGCAGCAGCGAAAGCTCGCGGAGGATTCACGCAAGGCCGCAGAGATGAGTCGCGCTGAGGCAGACAATGCATTCCGCAATGCCATGAGCATGAGTCCCGAACAATACCTCCAGCTTGAACAGATTCACATGCAGGAGAAGGTCTGCCTTAGTCAGGCTTCTAAGTGCGTGTTCATCTCTAACGGAAGTAAATCGCAGCCCATTCTGGATGCACGATGATGAGCAAGCTGTCTGGGCTTTACCTGTGGCAGATCAGGCACGGCATCGCATCGGAGATTATCAACGTACTGGCGACGGACGTCAGCGATGCGGTTGAGAAAGCATGCCGTGCCGTCGACGATTGCACTCCTGCTGGCATATCAGAAGTGAAGAAGCAGGAACTCTGGGTCTACTACGATTGCGAGGAGCGGTCATGACGGCGAAGCAGCAGAGGCAAATCGAGGATAGGGTTTTCAAGAAGATTCCACCGTCGTTGCGCGTGACGACGCCGTTCTATTGGCAGTGCGTCAGCGATGACAGTGCTCCGTCTGGCTGGTATCAGTGGTCGAAGGAGGGGCAACACTTCGTTTATCTGGGAGAGTCGATTCTGTAGGGTTTCCGGGGCACTTGACGCCATATCGTATAATGAACAAGTACTTCAGAATCAACAGCCGCAACCAGCGGTAGGAGAAACAAACAATGACAAACGTCCAGCTTTACCTTGCAGTCGGCATCCCATCATTCTTGGTGCTCGCCGGTATCCTCCTCAACCTCCTCACTGCTTCATCCCTACGCGCCGAGGCTGGCACGATACGCGGTGAGGTCGGCTCGCTCCGTACCGATATGAATGCTGGGTTGACCGCATTGCGCACGGATATGAATGATGGACTGATTACGCTGCGCAACGAGATGAGCGCCGGATTGAATTCGCTGCGTACTGAGATGAACTCCGCACTGCGGTCTGAGATTGGTACGCTGCGGTCTGAGGTGAACGCGGGATTCGCCTCACTGCGCGGAGAGATGAACGTGCTCCGTGCAGACTTGCACGGTGAGATGGTGTCGCTGCGCAACATCGTCCATACCGATCAGGTGGCACTGCATGAGCGCATGACGCGGCTAGAAGAAAAACGGGCATCGTAATGTGGCACATGATTGAGTTCTGGCTCGCCAAGGCTCTCTCGGAAGTTATCATTGTGGTGGCAGTCCTTCTTTGCTTGGGTCTACTGGGATGGATCATTCAGTGGAGACAAAAGCGGAAAGACCATACAAACATCAAAGCAGCTTCGCCGCGCCCCTAGTTTCTCCGGGTAAGCAAAGCGTCTGAGGGTGGTACCTCGGGGCCGGTACGTAACTCGGCGATGGCCCCGGCAATCTATAGGCTCCCCAGCCTTCCCAGTTGCCGGGGTCTTTCTGCTCTACGGAAGCTCGTCGCGACCTTCGATTTTTCTCAGGACATCCCAGCCCGTCTTGCCGGGGAACATTCCAGCGACGAACGTGCACGCCTGAAGGCGAATCATATGGCCGTCGTCCATGACGCGCTTCACGAGCTTTCTCAGTAGATCCGTATCGACAGCCGTTCCATTCTGATCAGCCCAGTTGCTCATCACGACCTCGCGAATGAAATCGTCCACCGCGCGTTCTCTTCCGGCGTCAGGTGCGACCGCAACGCCGCCTCAGTCACCTTCGGGTCTTCTCCCTCAGTAAGCGTCAGCTCTGTCGTCAGCATCTCGCACTGCTGATTGTTTCGAAGCATGCCCCTGATCTCCCGCGCCATCAGCTCCGGGGTGAAGTCGATCTGCTCAGAGAGCATCATGCAATCGCTGCTCTCTTTCAAGTCGAGCATGTATGCGTGGAAGGGGATGCCGTCACGCAGGCAGCGGCGAGCACGGTGATTGCCATCGATGAGGCAGACCCCGCCGAGGCGCTGGCCGATGATGCCGGGTACAGATGGGTCAACGTGATCGATATGCGCCTCATGGTGCTCGTCATTGACCTCTAGCATGTGTCGCAGCATGTCGGGCGGCACGATGGCTGTAGGGCGGCCCTTGACGCTGTGGACCATACGCTTAGCGAGATTGACGTCGAAGAGATAGGTTCCGAGTTCACCTTGGACGCTGTACACCTGCTGAGCACGGCGAAGCATCCATTGGCAACGCGGGCAGTTCGGATCGGTCATTGGTCACCTTGTTTTATAAGCAGCGAACAGAGCGGAGAGAAGTAGCCAACCGGCGCTGAACCTTGCGCGCTGAGGCGGTCTGTACAGGGGTTGCAATACTTGCTGTTGAGCCGCACGCACGCTTTGTTCGAGCAGTCGGGTGTGGCGCAGTTCGGCCATACGGCGAGCACGCGTTTGAAAGATGGTGGCATGGTTACATTCTAAATATCATCACTCCTCATCCAGAAGGACATCATTTGCGTCGAAGCTCATGTCAGGCGTTTGTTTCGCGAATCGGGATCTGGTGACCTCACTCGATACGCTTTGCGCCACCACCCGCGCCAACCCGGAGAAGGTTCGTGCTACGTCCAAATCGATCTCGCCGTTCAGCACTCTGCTGGCGACGGCGTTCACTTGGCTGGCGAACTCGCGAACCGTTCTCGGCTGCTTCCACCGTGGCGTCGAGACGCTTGACGGCGACGTTGAGGTCGAGGAGTTCGAGCGGGACGTAGTATCCCGTCTTTTCGCGGTAGCGGATGACTTCTTGCCTCCTCCGCTCCGGGTGTTTTTTGATCGACTTTTTGTCGGCATTGCGCACTGCTCTCTTTCCTGATTCAGTTTTCCGATACTGCCGTCGATAGCACCGTGGGCACGGTCCATTCTTGCTCCGCTTATGATCGCGACCACAGGACGGGCAGCTCATCCCTCTTCACTTTGCAGTGTGGATTCGAGCACCGATACTTCGTCAATCGCTTCTACATTCCAAATGCAGCCGCTCGCGCAATCCCAACCGTAGTACCAGCTGGTGAACCTCTCCATGCGCCGGGACCACTGATAAGGCGAAATGACAATGCCCTGATAATCTTGCGCGACTCGTGACCAATCGATGCACGGCTCACGGAACAAGCCCGGACTCAAAGCGGCTAGCGGATTCTCTCTTCCGTACATCTTCGTGAACTCGTCGAGCTGATCTCCCGAGCGCAGCCACAGAATATTCGCGTCAGGTTTCAGGTGAATCTCATTTGGTATGTCGAGAAGCTCAGTGTGAAAAGACTCTGAGCTGCACCACTCTTTCCAATCGTTTTCACCCTCTGCTGAAACCCATAAACCAGACGGCTTATCAAAGTGAGATTCCGGTGTCGGCTGACTGGTGATGGACCACAATTTTCCCAACGGCTTCGACGAGTAATGAATCAACCTCTGCACTTGGTGCTGCCCTCCGTAATTTGAGTCGACTCCAGCTCTTTCATAAACTCTTCGCGGACCTTGCGCGCAGAAATGCTCAGCCCCAGATGCTCGTGCAGCTGCTGGATCACAAGCAGAAGACCGTATTGAAACTCGGTCTCATCGCCCAGACTCAGTGTCTGCACCCGGTTCATCGCGTCGATGCCGATCCGCTTGCAATATTGCTGGAACTGTTCGATGTGGCTTGCCGAATCGTCACTCAAGGTCATCTCCACGGCTGTTTTCGTTATCGGTAACGGCGGCAGTACAACCACTTACAAGTTTTTTACATTTACAAAATCGCTTTGACGCAACACTAATCCTTGCGTACTATTGCCGAATTGTACATTTCGTGACGTGCAAATGTTTGCGGAAAGGAGAGAAAAACCTATCACACCAACGAAAACTACAAGCGACTCCAATTCGAAGAAGCATAAGTGCCCGCACTGCCCGCGATTATTTGTCAGCAAAACCGGTCTCGGAAGCCACCTCAGAAGTCACGGTATCCAAGGATCGGCAAAGTCAACGGTGGCTGCAAGACTTGCAAAGGAGCAAGCTGCTCCCACATCTGCACCACAACCACCTGCTCCACTTCTAATCATCTGCCCCGATTGTCCTGAGAAGTTTCTGAATACCCGCATGCTTGGTCTTCATCGCAGGCACCATCACGGTGTCGTCAGCCCGACCGCTGACCTCAGAGCGTTGAAGAAGCAGCAGAAAGAACTTGCGGGGAAACCCTCAACTCCAGCCGAAAGGTCAGATCCGGTCAATGTCACGAAGCGCAGCAGTCTCAAACATAGCAACGCAGTCGAAGGTGGCAATCATGCCTCCCCCAACCCTTCGCTCGATCCCATCGCGTATGCCATCTGCATCGGTTCCCTCAAAGAGTTCTGCCGCCATTTTGCGGAAGAGCATGATGTCCCTACGCGCCAATTCACCCGGCAATGCGCTGAGTTATTTTACCGTCAGACGCTTCGGTAGATACTACGGATGCGAGATTGTATGCGCCCATTGCGGCGACCGCCCTCCCGCCCATATACCGTCTCATGGTCGCTGGAAATGGCTGGCGATGCACGAGATTGGTATGCATCACCGGCCTCGTCACAATTGAGCACCTAAACCAAAATAGGCCCATCTGGACCCTCTACTCGATCTACATTCGAAGAGGTAGTATGCACCTGCGTTCTACACTCCCCCCGCTCCCGAACAACATGCGCGACCTGCCTGTCGATACTCGTGGTTATCCAATCCCGTTCTTTGTGCAATGGATTGATGGTGTTCCTGAATTCCGCTTGGCGAATCGCGGAAATCTACATCGATGCGTTCTACTGAAGCTCTGTTGGGTTTGCGGCAAGCCGCTTGGGAACCGGCTTGTCGCTTTCACCATCGGCCCCATGTGCGCAGTCAACCGTATCTCTTCTGAACCTCCACAACATCCCGAGTGCGCCGAATTTTCAGCGCGTGCATGTCCGTTCCTTATCAATCCGAAGATGCGGCGGCGAGAGGATAACCTTCCAGACAAGCAGGAGCCAGCTGGCCTGATGCTGGAGCACAACCCGGGCGTGACGCTGGTATGGATCACTCGGAGCTGGAATGTCGTGCATGAGCTGAACGGCTACCTCTTCGAGATCGGCACTCCAACTAAGGCGCTTTGGTACAAAGAGGGTCGCATGGCGTCGCGTGACGAGGTTGGGGCCGCCATTGACAATGGATTTCCCCTACTGCGTCAGTATGCAAAGAGCAAGAAGGACCTGGCGGAACTGGAGAACCAACGCATCGCGGCAATGAAGCTACTGCCGAAAGAGCGGAAGGAGATGGCGAACGTTCATGACCAGATAGACATGTTGATCGTCTCCCTGAAGAACAATCGAAACGGATGAAAGATGAGGAACAAGCATGTCCAAAGAAGCATCAGAGATCGGTCGGCAACTACGGGTCGATGAATTGCACGAGAGGACGGTGGTCTTCATCAGTTATGAGGACCGCAACGTCATCCTGACGATGTGGGTGTCCAGCATCGATGGCGACGTAGTGGCGTTTTACGCTGGAGCGATCAATCCGCCAATCACGTTTATGACCTTCAGGCAGCCAGACGGGACTTTGATCGACCACAACGGGAAGCAGGTGCTGGTGCATGAATATCTCGGGGAGGTTTAGCGCATGAGGCGACTCACAGAACACGGTCTGATCCCGCTGCGGGATAAGTTTCTCAACACGGACGGCAAGGTTGTCCCTAATGACATTGACGACCAAACTGCTTTTCCTATCGGTGCTGGTCCTTGGCCGAACGAGTTTCCGAGTGCCATTTGTGTCCAATGCGCAGTCTGCGAAGACCTCACTGGAATCAGCCCGAAGGGGCTGGAACTACATAAGCGCAATCCAGCGGCTCGACCTATCTTCTGTCCCTCGTGTTTCGTGATGCTTTACAACCTGATGGCGCTTGAGGAGGGTTCGTCAGATGAAGAGTGACCTATTCGACGATCCAAATCTTCAGTCCTACCTCACGCGCGCCGAAAGAGAGATGCTTCCAATGATGGAAAAATCAGCCATTGCGATCACGCTGGTGACCGGCTCAGTTGATGTAAAAATATGCCTCGAAATTGGTGCCGCCATCATGCTCGACAAGCCCATCATCGCAGTGATCTCCGAAGGCGCAAAAGTGCCGGCGAATCTGAAGCGAGTCGCCAACGTGATCGTCGAAGGCAACATGAAGGATGCGGCTACGCTCGCGAAACTTCAACAAGCTATATCGAACATAATGGCGCAGGATCCGCGCGCCCCGAAGTACTGGCAGCATGAGACCACCGGCGTCTTATACCCGGTCGTCATGGCATATCTGACCGGCAAGGATATGAACGCTGAGCAGGTAGCCACTATGCGCGCCTATCTTCGGCAGTGGATTCAATCGCCGGTATGGTATGGCGGTGAGGAGCTGCGCAAGCTACGGGCCAGCATCGACGTGATCCAGACACGCGATGACATCGAGGCTTGGCTGTGTGCGGCGCTCGATGAAGGGTTCGATCCGCTATGACCATGTATCAACTCACGATCTGCACCGATATATTCCTCTTCGTGTCGCTAGTCTTCAATCTCCTCACTCTGTTGTCGACCCGGAGGACGCGACGAATCCTGAAAGAAATAATCGAACTGCGGCAAAAGCAAGAGGACCTGCTTCGAAGTCGGGGTCTGATATGAATTGCAGCCGCCCTCCACTTCCTGTTTTGCTACATGCTTTGAGGCCGGTCGTGCGTCAGGCCATGCTCAAAGAGTTCACGCCGGACTGCTGCATCGCGACGTGCCGCGTGCTGCATCAGGTCTTCGAGAGCTTCGGCTATTACGCAGACGCGGTTCCAGTGGACGTCTACATCTTCAATGCGCCGATGGCCGCGTTACTGAGGGACGGCGTAGAGATCCCAACGGACGACCCTGTTGCACGGAGAAAGCTGTTTGACGCGACTGGTGCATGGGGCGTCGGCATCACGCGATTGAGCGCGGACGTTGGCGCGCCCGTCGTCGGCGGGAGATACGGTGGCCATCTGGTGCTGCGAGTCATGAACACGCTGATCGACGCTTCGCTGCAACAGGCCGACCGGCCTCAGTACGGTATCGCCCTCCCATCGCTGATTGCGTTCTCCCCAGACGTGCAAGCCTTCTTCACGCAGAAGCGAACGGGCGATAAGCGTTGCGGCATTTCGGTAAACCGCTGCGAGATCATCTACCAGCGCATGAAGGACTACAGCTTTCGTCGATCACCCGACTGGCTGCGAAGCGGCTCACCATATACCGATGTGATTCGTAGCATCGTCATGCAGGCTGAGAACCGGTTGAACCACCACGCGGAGGAGAGAGCCTATGGCTGATTTTTGGGTGAATGGAATTGTGTCGAACGTAGACGGTCTGCCAAAGATTCAACTCTCAAACGAGAACGGTATCTTCGCGCAGCTCTCGATGGGCGAAGCCCGGAGCATCGCGCACAACATCATGCTAATGGCTGCGCGAACAGAGGCCGACGCGCTGATATTGAACTTTTGCAGGAAGCTAGATTCGGGCGAACGAGGCGATCAGATGGCGGCTGTCATGATGCAGGAGTTCCGAGACTTCCGCGCCAAGATAGACGACGAGATTGTGGAGTCTGGCTACGACAAGCCACCCGGAGAGGAGCAGTGATGCAGGTGACATGGTTTGGGAAGCAGTATGACGCTCCAATCTACTACGACACGACACAGGCACCGACGCCGGTCGACGTTGCGTGCATGTATTGCGACGAGCTGATCCTGATGGGAGAGGACGGCTTCTTGGATAGTGGCTCCAACCCGTTTCATCGCGAGTGCTGGGTGAGGATGCTTATCGGTTCTGTCGCACATCAGCGCCACCTCTGCACCTGCTATATGCCCGAGGGTGCCGCGCAACCACACGAGCCGGAGGGCTTGAGCCGACGACAGACCGCGAAGCTCGCCGTGGCCTACCACGAAGGCACAATCGAGGATTAGGAGAGGGAGAAGGGATGCAATCACTGATTGTTGCACCGCATAACGGCAAGTCGGTTGTCATTGTCGTCTTTCATGGCGACGCTCTGGACCGCATGAGCAAGAGCGATCCCGCCATTGTCGAGGGAGTCTTTCTCGCCCAGCTACGGCGGCTCCCTGCTGCCAACGACACCGTGTATCTACCGCTCACAGATTTCATGTTTTGCTATGAACCGGATCAGGAAGCGTTCGAATCCAAATGCCGGGAACTACGCGACCCCAAAGCGATTCTGCAATGGCTTGGCCGGGGATGGGAGAATCGACCGGAGGAGCGCGACACAGTCATCAAGGGCACCGATATCTAGCCGAAGTGCTATGGTGTCCCACACAGCGGCAACCAGCGCGCAGGAGAAACTACATGGCAACGCTCTATAGAGCAGACGGAACCATCGAAACAATTCAACCAGCCAATGGCATCAACTTCAGCCTCGGGGAGTTGCAGACGCTCGTCGGCGGCTACATCGAGATCGTTCGCACGAAGGACGGTCAATTTTTAGTCTGCGACGAAAACGGCAAGGTCAGCGAGCAGCCCAAACACATCAACCTTCTGGCGACGCACATGTATCGGTACGGCGCGCACGATCCAATCGTCGGCGACGCGCTGGTTGGAACTCTCCTTGAGGTCGACGGGCCACCGGATGTGGAAGAGGAGGAGTTGACCGAGCTGCAATACACGGTGCCTGTGAAGGGTGAGAGTTTCCGTCTCTACATCTTTGGCGATGACGGTATGCACTCAGGTGGTCAATGGTTCCGGCGAATGCCGGTCTATCCCGACGAGGAGATCACGGTCCACGAGGCCAAGACTCGCGCAGAGGCTGCGATCGCGGCTGGCTCTGAGATCCGCATCACCGATGGCGGCGACATGCTGGTCTACCACTTCAAGGGCGGCAAGCAGCTGTATCCGGCTGGCACGGCAGACGTGTGGGAGGCCATGTGAGCATAAGGGCGCGCGATCTAATTGGTCGCAAGATCATCGCTGTAGACCTGCGCAGGTTTCATACCGGTAGGCACGACGCTCCGTGGTCCACCGACCCCATCCTTACTTTGGACAATGGGCGCAAGCTCTACTTCTCCACTCAAGAGACAGAGGTCGGTGAATATGGCGTCGAACTCTGTCTTACAGATCGGAATTCCAAATGACCGGGATGCAAGAGCGCATGATCGCCCACATGCAAGGGATGAAGGCGCTCAGGGAAACCATGAAGATCTCCGACCAGTTCGTCTACAAGGGCATCGAGCACTTCCTGCTGGAACACGGCAGGTGGTACGAGGTGACGCCGTGGCGCGGTAAGTATAAGCAGGGCGCTCCCAAGAACTGCTTCGCCAACGCCATGCTGCTTGGCGCGCAGAAGGGTTTGCGCTATGTCGAAGGTCTCGCATTTGCGGACATAAAGATCGAACTGCCCATCCACCACGGCTGGAACATCGATGAGCACGACAACGTGATCGACAACACGTGGCTCAATACCGGGCTGGTCTACTTCGGTGTCGAGTTTTCCGTTGGACGAGCAGATGACGCGATCTGGAACGGCGACAGCACAGTGCTCGACGACTACCGGCGCAGGCATCCGCTGTTTCGCGAGCCATGGCGCGGGGAGGACTATTCGCTCAAGTGGGAGGAAAGCGAAGGACTCAGGCTCTTGCGGCGTATGGACAAGGGCGAGTCCCCAAAGCGGCTTCTCGGCGAGGTCGAGCAACTGAGAAAGGAACACGCGGGGAAATGACGAACGTTGATATCAGCACACTCATGCAGCTTGAAATGGCCGCAGCCATCGAGCAGAAGCGAAAGCTCGGGACGGGTGACGACAATTTCAGGATGAGCATCAAAATCGTCGGTCCCGGAGGATCGGTTGCAGATGTTCCGCTGCAATGGTCGAGCATGCAGGACAAGTATCTGAAAATGGGAATCCTCTCGCATCTCTGTGAACACGTGTCGGCGGTGGCTGCCGTAGTTACATCGGACGTTCGCCGTCTGAACTCGAAGGCGTTCTGCTCGCGCTTCAAGCTCGACTATGCCGACAGCGCGATGTTCAAAAAGGAATACGACCGGATCATGGCCGACTACAACCACGAGATGGTCAACCTGCCGCGTGAGACGTGGGAGGAATCATTGTTTGTCGTTGCATACGGACCCCGCACGAAAAAGATGCTGGTGGCTCCCTATGCGGTGGTTGGCGGTGGCTTCATGTTTGAACGGCCAGAATTCGCAAACGAGGATGCGGAACTGGAGGTCGGGTTGATACCGGCTTGGTGGGTTTGAGGGTAGCCAACCGCGCCGACACGTGGCCGCTGGTGGCGCTCACGCTGGAGGATGCGCCTAATTCCCCGCCCCACCAACGACGACGCCCCCACGAGGCTGTGGGGGCGTTTGGCTGTCTGCTTCAGGGTTCGGGCGGGATTAGTTCACAGTTCGCCCGCGACCAAGTGAAGCTCTGTTTTCGTGTGTCCTTTTTGGTCTTGGACCTGTACCATCAGGCCGCCGTAACCAGTGCCTATGCGATAGGCCTGAAACTCCATGCCGACGGTCAGATCGATATTGCGTGCGTTGGTTGCTGGTGCCGCCGTGACGATCAGCGTTATCCTTCGGAGGTTGGGGTTGGAGTTCTCGGGGTCGAGCATCTCGACCGTCACTGTAGGAATACGGTCGCCCCTGAGCCCCCTCGTATAGCCGCTTTCGACCACCTTGCCACCCATCCAAATATGGTCGGCAGCGCGAAGGCTCGACACGGCGAACAGCGTGAACAGCAGAGTTGCAATCGTGGAACTGAGTAGCTTCTTCATTTTGAATCTCCTGCGGCGGGTGCCGCTGTGACTGGTGCCGGTTTCGATGTGCAATACGGTGTGTGGGCGCGTAACTCACGAGCGCCGAACGACCGTTCGCAATATGGGCACGGACGCTCTACCTTCGGGCGCGATGGCACCTCTGCCCGTTTGCGCCTCAGCCACTCCAGCGCATAGGGCTCAAGCTCCTCGGTGGTGAACTTCTCCAGCGACTTCATCGCGCGCCGCCGACGGTCTCAGTCAGCCGCGCCAGCTTGACTACTTCGCCATGCAGTGCCGGGTGGCTCAGCCTTACCGTCCCCATGATTGCCAAGCCTTCGATAAGGAACTTCATGCTCTTCCAGAGCACAGCGTCGACCGTGATTGTTGCTGCCTGCGCCTCTGTGGTGTCTGACTGCGTCATCGTGTTTCTCCCTGCGGTTGGTGCCGCTGTTGTTGTGCGTGCTTCTAACTTCGCTATGACTTCGTCTAGCTCGTCGAGCGCGTTACCGATAGCAGGTGCCGGAAGGTTCCAGCTGCTGACCGGTGCCGTCGCCAGCACGGTCTCTACAAGGTTCGCGACGACCCTTGCTTCAAGTGCTTGGATCGCTTCCTTTTTCGTGAAGCCGAGGACGCACTGTGAGAAGTGCTTTCCGCTGACCTGCTCATACCACCATCCATTCTCGGGGTCGCGGTAGATGGTGTGTTGCCGCTCGCCGATGGTTACGGTGTACTCGCCGGTGGTGCTGAAGTCTGCGTTGCGTTTCGTCGTCGTCATTGTGTTTCTCCTGCGGCTGGTGACCGCTTTGGGTTGAGGGTTAGTTTGCTAGGAAGGTCTTCGTTACGTGCCAGTCTTGCGCGTTGCCGGTGTTGTTGTCGTTGTAGACCCGCACCGTGTTCTCGATCACTTCGCATACCACGCCTGTCTCGCCGTATACGTTTCTAACTTTGTCGCCTGCTTTGAAGGTGGTCCGTGTCGTCGTGGTCATCGGTATGGCTCCTGCGGCTGGTAGCCGCTTGGTACGCTGTCCAGCGTAGACACATTACTCTAACGTGTACAGTTCTATTTTCAGGAATCGACCGGGCCGGGAGGCGAACAAGAAATGTCGGCTTTTTGTGTTCGGGACATTCCGGGAGGGTTGGTATAGGCGGGGTCAGCGGGGGATGGCGGGTGGCCCTTGGCTCAGGATTGGCTGAACTTCGCGCCACGTTGCCCTGTGTGGCCTCGGCGCGCCCCGGGTGGGGGAAACGGGCGCGGTCAGGAACCCGGCGCGCCCACGGCCAACAGCGGCAATCCGTCAGGAACATGTCAGGAACCGCGTCAGGAACCGGAAAAGAATTTATTGAATTTATGGACGCATAAGAAGCATTTTACTGGGCCAAAACGTGACGACGCGGAGCGTGTAAATCCTAACGTTTCAAAGAGTTGTGGCGTATCTCATGGAAAAGAAAACACGTTAGCCTGTTTTTTGCTAAGTCTATGAAAACTCGTCGCAAGGTTGGCTACGAACCAGTAGGTCGGGTGTTCGAATCACTCCGGGCGCACCATACAAACCCCACAAAACACAATACTTAGAGGCTTCCGGCCCTTCCCCCAGAAAGGCCGAAAACCCCAAATGTCAGGAACCGGTCAGCAACCGGGTTTCGGAAAAAGCAAGGTTCGCGGTAAGCAAACCGCGTCAGCAACCGCGAGGACTGGCCGGGTCATCGCCCCGCCTTGCCCTCGCCGTCCTGCCGGAACATCTTCTCCAGCTCCGCGACGTCCCTTTGCGCCGCCTCCTCAGCCGCTGAGCGCGCCGCCAGCACCTTGTGCCCGTCCGCGATGAAGGCTTCCATAGTGGACGGAATGACGCTGCGCACCCCGGGCATGAAGTGCGAATACTTGTCCATCGTGGTCGCGATACGGGAGTGGCCCAGCTGCTCCTGCACCAGCTTGGGGTGGACCGCCGCCGCCAACTGCGCCGAGGCGAAGGCGTGGCGCAGGCTGTGCAGATGAATCGAGGCGGGCAAGCCAGCCGCCGCGCGCAGCTCGGCGAAGACGGAGGTCGTGGTATCGGGATGGAAGTTGTCGCCGTAGGTCGACGCGAACACAAAGTCCTGTTCGTTCCACCGCCCACCCGCCTTCGTCCGTTGCGCCCGCTGTAGCTCTGCCTGCTGGACCAGAGCGTCCAGAACCAACGGCGAGATTTCAATGTCCCGCCTCGACTTCGATCCGGTCTTGAGCGCAGCCATCCGCGACCCGGCCCCGGAGAAACGCTTGGTCGGTTGCACCTTGAGCCGTTTGACCCGTACCCTCTGGATTTCATTGCGCACGCTGATCCACCCTCCAGTCAGATCCACGTCCTGCCAGCGCAACGCCACCACCTCGCCGCGCCGCAGTCCCGACATCATGCTCACGATGATGAAGGTCCGCCACTTGCTATTTTCTATGCTGCGCAACAGGTGGGCGCTCTGCTCAGCGTTCAGGGGAACGAACTGCGCATGCTCTTCGCGCACCGCCTTGCCGTCGTTGGTCTTGACCAGCTTGGCGACGTTTCGTTCCAGCAGGCCATCGCGCACCGCCGATTCCAGCATGGTCGAGATGGTCTCGTGGATGGCCTTGATGGAGCGGCGGCTGTAAGGCTTGCCAAGCCTGCTGTTCATCTCGCGCTTGTCGTTGAGCATCTTGCGGATGTGGTCTGGCCGCAGGTCGTTCAGCCGAACCTTTCCAATGGCCGGGATGATATGCAGCCGGGTCGGACCCTCGTAGTACTCGAAGGTGTTCGGCTGGTCCTTGACCGCGACGATCTCGCGCAGCCAGCTGTCAGCATGCATCGCCACGGTCAACTTCGCTGGCGCAACCGCAATTCCCTTCCGCGTGTTTTCATTCTGCTGATCGAGCCATCGCTTGGCGTCGCCTTTGAGTTCGCAGGTCTTCGACCTCCGATCCAGCTTGCCATCGGGCTTGCGACCCACAATTATCTCTGCGCGCCAACCGCGCCCCTCAACAAAAAATATGCTGCCTTCACCGTTTCCCCTTTTTCCCATGCTTCTATCCTTTCTAATGCTTCTTCAAAACTTTCCACATACTGAACGAAAAATCCGCTTCTGCCCTATGTCATATAAGTGACATTATGATAAGCAGTGGAAGCATAGCACGTATAAGAAGCATTGGAGACATTGCAATCCTCCGTGCTCCCGTATTTAGGCCCCATGAAAGGAAGAGCTTTTCGATGACCAGAAAGAAACCATCCACAGCAGTAGAAGCCCCGCCTGACGATGATCTTCTGCGCATGCGGGATGTGGCAGACATCCTCCATTGCAGCCTCGCGCATTGCTACAACCTCGCGAATAGTGGTCGGATTCCAGCACTCCGCGAAGGAGGCATGATCCGCACACCACGCTCGCAACTCATGGCGTGGATCAAGAACAAATCTGTTGAGGTTCACGCAGCTTAGCAGTACGGAAGGAACACAGATCTAGACAAGGAGGGTGGGACGATAATCAGAAGACCAGCGATTTTAGAAACTGAGCCAAACGCAGACGGCATGCCTGCACGACATATATGCCGCAACGAGACGCTTCAATTTACAAACCCTTTTCCCAAGCCTGCTACAACCGGGGGAAGGCACGCGAGGAAGAACTAAAAGAAAGTTCCCCGACGTGCCCCAGCCCCGCCCGCGATATCCCCCCGCCGCTTACTTCTTCAGCACCAAAACAATCGTGATCAGCGAACCGACGAGGCCCACCAGCCCCAGAAGGATCACCCACCCTGCCTGCATTCCATCGGCCTTGCCCGAGGTTCGGTCCCTGTACGTCTGCATCGCATCCATCTGATCATTGATCAGCTTGGTATTCATGTCCACCTTGTCGTATAGCGCAAGAATAGCCCGGTCAAACTCTGGACGAGGAAGAAACGTTGCATTTTGATCCGTCAGCGTTCCGCGAAACTCGTTGACTGCATCGAAACGCTTCTCTGATGCCAGCTCGGCTTTGATGACGGCACGCTCGGCGGCGCTCAGTGCTGCGGAGACCGCCTTCTCCTGTGCGTGGAACGCGGCCTCTATGGCCTTCTCCTGCGCGTGGAACTGTTGCTGGTAGGAGCGGTCGCGCTCGTCCATCACGCGCATGATCCACTGGTCAGCTGTGGAGACGGTCGACCCGGTGCCGGGTGTCTCGGTGGTGGCATTGCCAGTCGGATTGCTCATCAAGTCCCAATCCTAAATTCGTCTTTCTTTGCTTGTCCGGCGACCTTTTGCGCCGAAAGGTCAATATTTAGTGCAGCAGCAGTGCTCTCCATCGCTGCGACTCGACCATCCATTTCGGCTATCTTGTCGTTGATCACGGTTTCCACGGTGGCTGCAATGGTGGTGGGGTCTTCGCCCGTGGACACATTCACCCACTCCCCTGTGCCATAGTCATCCATCAGTAGGATTTTGATGTATCTTTCACCGGGATAAATCTGTTTGCGTACAACTTCTGTCATAACTTTAGCTCCCTGTTGGCATCTGGATTGTGCCCACAATGACATAAGCGTCGTTGAGTGCTTGAGTGAGAATGGTGAACCAACTGTAAGAGCCGAAGTCCAATGTGTTGACCACGACAGTAACGTTTTTGATGTCAAGCACGGATGAGGCAGGTACGTTCAGGATGGTTCCGGCTGAGAACATCCGCGTGCTGGCTCCCTGCCAAAATGTCCAATCTGTTCCCTCACCACCGGGGCCAAAAATCTCTAGTTCATACACGCCTGGAGCGCCATCAGGCCCGGGTGTATAGGTTCCCGTCTGGATGTGCGCGTTATTTGCTGTGTTCCTCGCAACGTTCGGGAGCAGGTCGGTCGAGCCAATATTACCGGCTGTGACCACCGATGAGGACGTGATGCTCACGGTGTAGAGATCGATCTCAAGCCAAGCAGACACTGCACCGTTGGCACGTGCGGAGCGAATCCTGACGTCGTATTGGTCTCCGGCCACGATGTCGTTGATAAACGCGAAGTTCAGCAAAACGTCGACAGGAACGGCGCTGATCCATTGAGCGTCGCCGGATTTGCGGTATTGAATCTGAATCTGTTTGGTGAGAATGTCGAGTGGCGTATCCCACTCCACCCGAATGCGCGGCAGCACAGTGCCGTCGGGCTGAATCACTGCCGTCGACGCGCCGGACGTCAGGCTCATGTTGGTCGGTGGCGCTGGCGTCAGTGTGGTCTGCGGAGCTGCTGGCACGTCGTAGACTGTCAACTCCTCGACGACGCTCCAGTCGTAGATACTCGCCTGCGTCTCCTGAACGTCGAACGACAGCTGAAGACTCGGCGGCTCGTCTTCTCCGCTGCCTTCTTCGAGACTGAGAGTCGGCTTCACGACCTCTAGCACCTTGTTGGTCCAGCCAAGCTCAGGAAACGTCATCTGGAAGACGTCGGCTTCCTGCATGCCCCACGCCGCCAGATTCATATGCAGCGACCCTGATCCCTGCGCGCGATTGCGCAAGAGAGTGATCTTCGCTACCCGTTGTGCCTGCGTAATGGACAGCACGCAACTATGGGAGAGGTCGAACGGTCGCTCGATCCCCAAGTCCTCGGTGAGGTACTGGTCCGCAGCGTAGCCGTGACGAACGTCAGCAGCGTACTGCGGATAGCTCGCGGGCTGGAAGCCGAACGGGAAGGTGTTCGCCATCGTGCCGTCGTAGTAGCCGTTCGAGTCGTAGAGGTTGCCGACCGTGTTGTAGGGATAGCTCGCGGCGATATACGTTCCGCTGACCCGGTTGATGAGGTCACGCGCGGAGCGGTTTGGATTCCATTGCACAGGTCCGGTCAGAGCACGCTTGTCGAAGACATACGACGGACCTTGCCAGTATGCGGGCCAGATGTACCACTCGCCTCCGATGTAGCTCAATCGTCCGGCAGCGGCTGGCATCATGGTACTGAGCTGGTCACCCGGAGCGACACCTGAATCAAACGCCCAGTTGCAGGTGTAGCGCGACTCCGTTCCACCGATGCCGATTGGCACCTGCTCATCGCAGACGTTGGCCGCCGCGATCAGCTGCGCGACGTTGACGCCGCCCAAGTCGCCTAAGCCGAAGAGTGAGTTCTCTAAAACATCCGCGACGCACAGCGCCCAATTGTTCGTAAACTTCCGTGTTCCGGTGCGTGGATCGAGAATGTCGTTCTTGCCGCGCACAGTGAACTGGATCTCCGGCTCGCCGGGAAACAGGTTGGTATCGTACTGGACCTTCAGATAGACATACGTGCAGCCGCCAAGGTAGGGAGAACGGCCTCCAGAGGCAGACCAGATTGGATCGTTCGCGGTGAGACCGCCAATGACGTCACCGACCGCCTGATCGCCCCAGCGAGCCTCGCAGTAGACCTTGCCGCCAAAGTTATAGGTGTTGCCGCCCGGCCCGGTGTGGCTATTGTTGTCCGGGTTGCCGCCGAAGCCGACACCGTTGCGAACGGTCCAGCCCACTCCCGAGCCTTGGAAGTAGACCTTACGTCCATCGAGATACAGGCCGACGATGCTATCGCAGACGTGTCCCGCGAGGACGATGACATAGTTGAACTGGTCGTGGTGGCTGCCGGTCGTCGAGCGGTAGACTTCGACCCCGCCGACACGACGCTCTCCATAGATGATCTGCCGGTAGGCCGCTGACTGGCGCGTGGAGATGGTCATTCCACGGTTGGCCGTCAACGCCTGTCCGATGGCGGCTGTTTCGAGGCCGATGCCGCCGATGACCATTGCGGACCACAACTTCAGGAACATTGGCGAAGCAAGCAGCGCCGGGTTGTAGAAGGCGAGAACGCCCATCCCAACCGCCGCGCCGAGCATAGCTGCGCCTTCGATAGCCTTGCTCATATCGCCCAAGCCCTCTTGATTGCAGTAAGCGGCACGCGCTTCAATCCACCTTCACCGACGACGACGACGTGACGTCCGCTCAGGTGCACCACTCCGGCGATCAGCCGCGAGTCGTCTTCGACAACGACAAGGTCGCCACGCTTCGCCATCAGGGGAAATTCATGCTCGACCAGACCGTGCTTCGCGGCGCAGTAGCTTGCAGCGTCGGCAACCGTCGTTCCACCAGTCAGCGATGCGATCAGCGCAAAGGCCTTTTTTTCGGTGGTGTACTTGCCCCGGAAGTCTTCAGCGATGTCAACGCCGGTAATCGCCTCGACCGCGTCCGCTGCGAACAGGGCGCAATCATTGGTGCCCCATGCGAACTCCATCGTGACGCGCGCGAGCAGGAAGTCGTCGAAGTGCTGTGTGTCCCAGTGGTCTTTACGCTGCATCGATTACATCCCCCATCGCAGAGCCTGTGCGCTGAGTGCTTCAACCCAGTCGAAGCCGGAGTCATTTGGATGAGCGAGGTTCTGTTCGCCGGATGTGTAGCGCTTCTGCTGTGCCCGCTGAAGATCGAACATGCGCGTCTCTAGCGCCAAGGTGATGCTCACTTTATCTTTGTCGACGCTGATCGACGGTTGATCGACGGTGCCGCGAAATATCCGGTATGGAGCGCCGACCATCGTGTTCGGAATCACTACAGCGCCGAACCATATCTGCGCCTGCGCACCGATCTGAATGTCGGTCATCGATTCCCCGAGATAGATCAGGTCGATGCCGCTCAGAGTGACAGAGGTCCCATTGGCTGTGACGTCCATCCCTCCGCTGATCGAGCCGATGCTCCCGAGCGTGCCAACGCCAAGAAACGTGTTGCCATTCCAGACCAGCGGACCGGCACCGCTCCACACGTAGCGAGTACCGGATTTGAACGTGAGGCTGACCAGCACGACGGGGCAGATTTGCGGCTTGGCCAACTCTGCGAGGAGCGTGACATTGACATTCCTGCTCATCGATACTCCTGAATCTGAAAGGAAATGCTGGAGTAGCGGGTCACGTCGGTCGACCATGTGCGCTTATTCGAAGCCAGACGGAAGAGACCCTTGGGAGAGTTGAGGATGATGGCCTGTCCGTCGGCGGGAGCCTCACGAAGCGATGGCCAGATGGCAATCGATGCCTTGCCAGCACCGTCGGAGTTGACGCGGTTGACGACCCGATGGAAGCGATAGCCGACCTGTATGTAGTCGCCATCCATCAGCAGACCCCATGCATTGGCTGGCCAGCCGCGCGAGAGCAGAGCCTGCGCGCCAGTGACGTTTCCAGCGGTATCGACGACAGGGATGCCTTTGCCGCTTCCTCTCGGCGTTGGCTTCAGTGGGTCGCCAAGCTGAAACGGGTTCAACATGCCGCGCAGCTCCATCAGGAAGGCGATCCATCGGTCGGCCTGCGTCTGCGTCAATGGAGGTAGCGTCAGCGTCCCGGTCCACTGATCTGCACCGACCCACTGCTGAGCCTGCACCTGTCCAGTGAAGATCGACGTCACGATTGCCACAGAGTCGGTAAACGAGAACTCGACCGAGCGCAGTCCCGGCGCACTTGGAAAAGAGACAAGGGACACGGCATTGCCGTTGAGTGTGATTGGAGTTATCAAGGGAGTTTGTAGACCTATGGGGAAAGACAGCTTGTGGTAGATGGCTGACTACATTTGCGCCAAGAGTCCAGCCTTTATGCACGGCGCAAGCATTTTGTTTGACCCGGTAGCTGTTGGGTGAACCGTATCAGCGAGAAGAGTTGTCGAGGTTAGCGAATTGACGCCGCTCACTAAAGACAAGTCCACCACCGCCACGGCATATGACGCACACACAGCTTTGATAGCTGTAACCACGATGGGGTAATTCGTAACGGACAATCCTGCACTCTTATAGGGAATGACCCACACGAGCCTTATAGACGGCTTCGCTTTCAGGAAACCCTCCACCGCTGCCCTGAGGTATCCGTAATAGGTTGTTGCCGTCGCCGCATCGGTGATAGCGCCAAGGTTAGACAGCAGCGTCGTATCGTTCGTTCCGAGGAAAACTGTCACGATATCGACGTTCGCGAGGACCTGAGCGAGCGTCTGTCCAGCGGTTGGCCAAGGTCCGGGCGAATTGATCTGCACGGCACCCACGGCAACGCTTCCATCCCCGGCAGCCTGCGGGAGAGTCGTGTTTATAATCCCGCCTGTCGATAGACCGTTGACGGGATCGCCGGTCGCGATGGGGCTGCCCGACACCTGAAACATCTCGAAAATCTGATCGGCCCGTCGACCACCCCGAGCGTCTTGCGAGGGGATAGTCACACCAGTTGCCGCAACGATATTGGCCTGATAGAGACCGGACATCTTCGCCGTGATCGAGTCGCCCCACGGCATCCAATTTTTGCCCACGAGAGGCTTCGTAACGGACGAGAGCTGATCGGACGTGACGTAGCCGAATGCCTTGAAGCTGGCCGGAAGAGTCGAGCCGTTCACGAGCATCACGGTCGATGGGACATACCACTGAGGACGGCCTGACGCAGACGCGGTTGCTATCCAGAAGCGAAACCACACCGCTCCGGCGGGTACAGGGATCGGCGTACCCGCCGCGACAGGAGCATCGATCGTTGCAAGCGGCGTCTTGTCGAGATTGTAAAAAATAGGTTTCGCACTAGTCGGAACCACGTCAACGATGATGTTGGACGTGATGAACGAAAGCCCCATCACGTTGATATAAGCGGACGTCGAAAACGCCGGAGCAGCCGGGACAAGCTGGTCGCCTAGATTGAGGTAGCCCAACTGAATCGCTGTGAAATCGAATAGGTTGATAACGCTCGGGCTCAAAGCATCGAGAAGGGCGACAGCCGCATTCAGCGTGGCAGATTGTGAGATCGCAACCGACGAATTGAGAATGGTCGTATTGACATATCCGAACGCCTGATACGAAGAGGGCAAGGTTCCATAAGCCATCATCGCAGTGTTGACATCGACCAATGGCGTTATTCCAGACGCCGAGGTGACCGGCATATAGAAACGCAACCAACCGGCTCCAGCCGGGATAGGGATAAGGGTGTTGGCCGGAGTGCTCGTGGTCGAATAGCAGTTGAGAAATGTTTGATCGCCATTGTAGAAGCACAGACCAAAACCGGGTGCGCCCGTGCTGCCGTAAGCGATGATGTTGAGAATGATGTTGGCAATGCCCCCAACAGGGATGAACGCTGAGGTCTGAAAACCAGTCAACGCGCTTTGGACGGTTCCATCGGCCCTCAGTGCCCCGGTAACGGTTTTGCTTTTATCGAAGAGGTTGATTCCGTTCGGCGATATAGCCGCGACAGCCTTCGATGTAATCAACCCCAATGTGGCCACGGAGACATCTCCCGGAACACCTTTTAGAGACGCAATCCATTGCGCCTGTGTGCCGACGAAGCCGCCAGCAACCGCGATGGCGTATGCTGAGTCCCCTTGCGGCCCGTACTGCGTGAGCGCAAGAGATGCGAGGTTCGGGCTGTAGGTGTCGAAGTTCCACGTGGTCCCTGATGGCTGCACACACCCGTACCCTGCGCCAAGAAGACTCTTACCGGTGACATTGTCGGTGACGGCGACGGAATAGCCGACGTTGATAGGAGTGGTCAACGTGGTATCGGCTAGCTGGATGGTGAACGCACCATTGACGACCGGCGCTGTAACCGGCATTGACATGACCTGACCGCCGCCACCAGCCTTGAACGAGATCGGCCAACCCGCGTTGTTGACCGGGTAGAAGCTGATCGTCGCGTTCGCAACCAAAGCGCCGGACGGGTCCTTTAGAGCGGACGCAGAAACTTGAGTGAATCCAACTGGCATAAGGCGCTCCCTTTGTGTGTGTAGTTACTGTGTTTGGTTAGCTGCGCATGGTCAGAGGCGATCTGCGCTTGCGCTCAAAGACTGCTGCGGCTCCACCCGCCGCGATGCCGGGTGCCGCTAAGCGGATGCCGCGCTGCACTGCGGCCTCCATCGCTGCCGGGTCATTCGCACCCCGAGCGTCCACATGAATGTGGGTGTCGCCAATGGATGAGGAACTGCCGCCGAGTTTGTTATTCGGGATGATCGAGCCGCGCGCGCCGCTCATGAACATCTCGGGTCCGCGTTCGCCGACCATATAAGCGCTGCCGGGCGAGACCGGCCCACCAGTAGCAAGGCCCGGAAGAAACACGCCAAGGAGAGAACCTAGAATATCGCTGGACCCAATGCCCGCTGCACCCGTTATAGCGCTCACGGCTTTATCGGTGTCTGCCTGCTTCACCCAGAAAGGATTTGACTGAGAGCCGTCCGGCGCAGTGCCGCCGATGTTGATGCCGAGTGCGCCTCCGACCGCACTCAGGCCAGCCTGAAGGCCCTTCTGAACCGTTGACCTCACCATCTGCTTGCCAACATCCGCAAACATTTTGCCGAAGTCTGCGTTACCTCCGGTCACCAGTTCGGTGATGCTGTCACCGACCTTTTGGAACGCATTGTGCAGCGCTTCATAGACGATCAGGCCGGTCGAAATGGCCGACCGCTGCATATCGAGGAAGAACGCTGTCACGCCATCTGTGGCGCGTCCGCTGATCAGAAGGAGCTTGATGGTTTCATCGGTCTGCTGGTTGAGGATTTCCTGATTCTTGGCGACAACTTGAAGGTTCTCTGCATAGGTAAGCGTCCCGCCATTCAGGGTTCGCATTGCTTCTGCCGCCGCCTTCAATCTGTCCTTCGGCTCCTGAGCCTTATCCGCCGGGGACCGCAGTTCACGTGCGTCCTGTAATGCTCTCTGTAGTTTGTCCTCAGCAGAACTGTCGATCATGGCCTGCCGCTGCTTCAACAACGCTTCCCGTAGTTCAGTCACCTTCGTTGTTGCAATCTGTGTGTCGATGGCATACAACTTCGCGCTGAGCGCTGCATCGTCCTGAGCGTCAACCGATTTGAGTGTGGCATCTGTAATGAGGCGACGCGCTGCAAGGTCATACCCCATGCTGATGACGTTGTCATTGATGGTCTTCTCCTCCTTCGCCACCGACTCGGAGAAGATGTCCTGCGAACGAGTGAGGATCTGCGCGAGGGTTCCGCCCTTCGTGCGAAGCTCGTTCCACGCCTGCTGGATTGCGTTCTGACGCATGACCGCATCTGCGCCCTGATTGGTCGCCTGCGTCATCATGTTGGTCTGGCTGATGCTGAGTGCTGTGGCGCGGGCAGAGTTTTGGATTAGATCACCCAGAGCTTTCTGCGCACCGTCCTCTGAAATCGTGCTCTCTGTCGAGCGAATCAGCGCCTGTGTTTTCTGGTCGACGAGTGAGGCATAGTCCTTTGTTTTCGCGCCGGTCTGCTTGGCTATCTCCTGGCCAAGCTTCATGATCTCGTTGTTGGCCTTGTTCGCGGCAGTCACCTTGCGCTGCGCCTGCTCCTCCAGACCCGCAGCTGCCAGCGTCTGCTTCGATTCGCTTAGCCGCTCCTGTAGGTCTGCAAGGAACTTGTTTCTCGGGTCTTCCTTCTCCGTGCCAAGGCCAGAAGTATCTGGACCAGCATCACCCTTCGGTGGAGGTGGTCCATGCGGCGGCGGCGGTGGTGCAGGAGTATCTTTCGCTATACGTTGCTTCTTTGCCTCGTCGAGTGCCTTGACCGCCCACTGCGGCGTCAACTTCCCGAGCACGCTCTGTATCCACTCGAACGCCGAGCTGAAGACGCTGGAGATGACCTTCGTGACCGCGTTGTCAGCGAAGAACCCTATCAGGCCGGTCCATAGCGACTTGATCATTCCGATGAACGCATTGAATTGTTTGCCGATCCCTGTCAGCGCCCAGCCCATTGCGATCCAAGCGGCATTCCATGTGTCGCGCAGCTTGTAGGTGGAGTCTCCGATGGAGAACGTCGAGTCGCGGAACTTATAGAGCACCAGTGCCAGTCCAGCGATTGCCGCAATAGCGATGGTGGCAGGGGCAGTGAGGACCGCCACTGCACCGCCCAAGACATAGCTCGCAGCTGCCGCGATACCTTCGCTCTGTGCCAGCAGCAGGACGAACTTCGATGAGTAGGAGATCCAAGCTGCGAAGGTCGAGAGTTGTGGAACGACTTTCCCGAGACCGGCGAAGCCTAACATCATCTTCGTGATGCCCTCGCCGATCTTGCCGATACTGCCGGATGTTGCGAGGTCCCCGATAATCGGAATGGCGATCTTGGCCACCTGTATCCCAGCCAGCGACGCAAGCGCAATCTTCAACAGGCCGATATGTGTGACGGCGAACTCGATGCTATCGCCGAGCACTTGGATTGCCCGCGTGACGCCTGCACCGAACGACTTTGCAAGGTCGGGGATGTTGGCATTTCTCGCAATCTCGACGAGCCTCTCCAGGAGGCCATCAAGGGCCGGGAGGACTGCGCCAAGCAGCGAGTACCCGATCCCCTTGAGCATCAGGTTCAGCCTGTCGAGGTTGTCGTGCGCCTTCTCCGCGAGGTCAGTGGTCGACGTCCCCAGCACTAGCCCGAAGCGATGCGCCTCTTCAGTCACCTTCGCCTGCTCCTCACCGAGCTGGTTGAGAAGAGGAATGAGGGACGCGGCTCCCTTGCCGAAGAGTTGAACGACGAGTGCGGTCTTGCCGCCGGAGGTCGACATCTTCGAGAACTTTGCTGCCAACTCCTCCATGAGGAGGCCGGAGTCTTTGATCCTTCCGTTCGCGCCGATGGCACTGACGCCGACACGTTCGAAGATGCGCTGAAGGGCCACGTTGCCGTTCTGCGCCTTGAACGCTGACGCGCTCAGCTTGACCAGTCCCTTGCCCAACTCCTCCGTGCTGACGTTGCTGAGGCCAGCGGCATAGCTGAGGACCGAAAGCGTCTCTGCCGTTGTACCGGCAGATGCAGCCATTTTGCCAAGCTCGTCCGCAGCGTCGATGGCGCTCTTGATGGTTGCTGTGGTCGCAGTCGCAATAGCGCCAGCCATTGCCACGCCGACCAGTGTGATCTTCTCCAGCGACCGTTTGATATCGTTCGCGGTCTTCGCGGACAGACTGCTCATCTTGTCCATCGACTTAGAAAACGAGGCTGTATTAGCCTTCAGATCGATGGTGAGAACACCGACAACGACGCTCACGTTGTAGCCTCGCGACTCTTGGGAACATGCATAAATGCGGCCATAATGTCCTCGCCAGTGACTTGCCTGTCTGGTTCGGCAGGAAAGGGGTGCAACATGAAAAGCTCAGGCGCCAGCGGCTCCTTCGGTTTACAGAAGGAGAAGTTTGCCGAGGTTGAAGAGATGATGCCGACGAGTAGCTCCTCGCGCTGGAGCTGTTCGATCTGACGCTTGCGCAATTCATGCAACATGCGCGGCGTTATCTCCAACCAGTCGTCGTCGGTGAGGCGCAGTTCGTATCGTGCGATGGACCATGCTTCAGTCCATGTGAGAGGCGGCCTTAGTTGACCGCCTTCGTAGGGTCTTTATCTTCCGCCACTTCTGGCATCGATGCGGCCCACGCCTTGAGCAGACCTTCCTGCACCAAGACGATGTTCTGCGGAGTGATGAGGTCGCCAACCTCTTCGAGCGTGTAGACGGCACCCGCACGCCGAAGGCACAGATACAGCAAGGCTCGGACCAGCTTGGCCGAGGGGCGCATCAGGTTTGCTTCGCCCGTCAGCACGTTCAGGCCGGTCAGTTCCTCGCAGTCGATGAGAATGTTGTGGGTGACAACGAGCGGCCAGTCTCTCTCGTCGAGTCGTATCTGTACCTTCTGGATCAGTCGGTCGGCGATGTTCTTGCGTGGCGCCATAAGCTACTCTCCTGTTTAGACAACGGTTTCTGTTACGGCTCCGGCGATCTCCATCGACAGCGTGAACTCGCCGAGGGTGCTGGGCTCGAACGGTCCAACGTCGTACTTCGAGATAAAGCCGACGCCGGTGAGTGTGTAGAGCTGCGTGCCCTTGTTGACCGGAGCCGTGATCTTGAACGGAAACACCGTGCGCCCCTGCGCAAGAGTGAGGATGGTGAGCTGAGAAGCGTCGCCAGTGAAGTTGCCGGTGATATCGACCGTTCCGGGGCTGATGAGGCCGGGAAGCTTTTCCTCTGTCGCGTTCGGGCTTTGCAGGTGGGTGGCGTCGACGACCGGGATGGACGCGATGCTCGACTTGATGGACTTGATTTCGGCCATCTGAGAATAAACAATGGGGCTGGCGGGGCTGCCTACAGAGAACGTGGACAGATATCCGATATTGGCTTTGGTTGCTGGCATGGTCTTGCTCTCCTTCGAAACGGTTGTGGGATTTAGGCGGCGTGATTTTTTTTAGCGGCGTGAAATTTTTAGCTGGTCGTAAACCAGAGCTGGTACTCCAGCATTCGCCGGAACGAGCGGCTGTCCGGGTCGTAATAATCGATCATGTTGTTCTGGAAACAGCCATCGACGAAGACGTGGTCTGGGTCGGTCAACGTTCCTCTGTAGCCGTTGAGCACCGCGTCGATGGCTTTGGCCAAGACAATTGAGTCGGCAGCTGTCTTCCCGTAACAGTCGATCTGAAGTCGCCGCATGAACAGGGACGACGACGCCTTGAGGTCATAGTTGGCCGTCTGCGAAACACCGAGATAGGTCCACGATGGCAGGGTCTGATCGTTGGGTAGCTGCGCGAAGAACCCGCCAACCGGGGCAATCGCGGTCACTGCTGCATTGCCCTTGACTAAGAGGACAACACCGAGTTCGATCATGATTTGAGCGTGTCCACCGCTATGCGCATGACGTCCGTAAACGCCGTCAGTGCCTGTTTGCTGCCCTCATCGAAGCCCGGTCGCATGAATGGTTGCGCGGGTCCGTGCAGGCCCATCTCAACGAGGAATCCATAGACGCCCGGCGACTGCCTGCCTTCGGCGCTCTTATACTCCGGCCCGATGATGACGACGCCGGATTCTTCCTTGGGAGACAGCTTTACCTTCATCACCAGCGAGTCGCGTAGTTCACCCGGTCGCTTCTGTAGCGTGCCCTTGAGCAGCACAGGAACCTTCGGCCTGATGGCGTCCAGCAGCACGTTGCCGCTGGCGACCAGACCCTTGCGCACGGCGCGCTTGGCGACCTTCTGACCGGCCTGCGCCAGCGCATCCTCCACGCCTTTCAATCCTTCGATATCGACGGTGATATTCATTGGCTGGTTCCGAGTGCAAGGCAGTTCAGGATGAGCACGATGTTGCGTTCGCCCGGGTTCTCGATGGACTGGATGAGGTAGCTTCCGTTCAGCGAGTCGACGCGCATGGTCGCCTTGATGTTTGGCTGCCAGTAAATCTTGAGAGTGAGGTAGAGCTGCGTCGTGTCCTGTCCCGACTTGATGACTTCTGCTCCCCTTACAGGTTCGATCTGCGCCCATGTCTTCAGGAGAGGTCTCCACTCTGTCGAGGTGCCGGATGCGTCTTCGACCGTGACGCTCTGATAAATCCACACCACGTGGACCATCGCGCCGGGGTCGACCATTGGCCAAGGCTGCGGCATCTATCGCGCCCTCACCAGCGAGCCATAGGTCAGGCACGAAGTCACGGTGTATGGATATTCCGAAGCATCAGTCACTCCCTTTTCGAACGGAAGGCGGCTGTTGTACCAGTGGGAGATGAGAAGCTTCATGCCGACCTTCACGCGTGCTCCGGGGCCAAACCACCACGGATGATCGAGCAAATAGCCGCTGGTGAAGCGAATCAGGACCGCAGACGAAGGCCACGGCGTAAACGTTGGCCACGTGACGTTATATGGCGGCGTGATGATGCCGGTGCCCTTGGATGCATCGACGACATAGTCGGAAGATTTCATGACGGTCTGGTTGCCGTTTGAGTCGCGGTATTGCACGAGGTCGACAGTGATGAGCGGAGCGCGCATGGCGACGCGATAGGACGGCCAGTAGTCATAGACCAAGTCCCACTGCTTGCGCACCAGATCGCGACCCTGCAAAATCTCAGCCTGTTCGCGCGCTGCCGTGATCAGCAAGCGCAGCTCAGCTTCGTCCTCTGCGTCGTAAACCGGCGAACGATCTGGAATCTTCAAGTAAGACTTGATCTCTGTCATCGAGATCGGCTCGGTGAAGTACTGCTGCGGCGAAGTCTCGGTGAGGTTGATGCTCCCGTATGGGGTCAGACCCTCAATCGTGCCCGGGCTCATGAATGGATATGTGCTCATAGGTTCACCAGCCGGACCGCAATACAGGCCCAGACAAATTTGCACGTGTAATGAATCGCCTGATCTTCGTAGAAGTTGATCCAGCCTTCACACTTCGCGTAGTCGGTGAAGTAGTGAATGACTAACTCGGCCATCGCCAGCGATAGGCTGCCGGTGATGAGGAGGACCATGCCCATGTGAATGAAGCAGTGCGCGAGCATAGCCTGCCACGCCGGGATGCCCTCGACCGGGTTCTTATGGTTCTTCGCTGAGGACAGGAACTGCCCTTGTAGTGGGTAGTCGCAGAGTGCATGACCAGCGCAAAGCATCATCAGCAAGTAGAGAAAACGGTGCAACATCATAGCGGTCTCACCCGCAGAGGACCGGCCCACTTGAACACCGATTCACTCGGGAATAGATCGCCGACGACCATGTGGCGGTATCGGTCCTCGAAGTCGTTGTCCGGGTCGATGGAGTTGTACCAGTGGAACTTTCGAACCCGGTCCTCTTTGTGGAGATAGCCGTAGTGGAGCAACCGAACTGGGAGAGGGACAGCGTCATCCAGCAACTGCGCCGGTGCCGACGAGCAATGAAAGTTTCCGCCGTACTCCGTCCGCTTGAATGTCAGGTTTCTGTCGGTCAGACGGAAGAGCGACGGGCGACGGAACTCCTCATACCAGCGGTCGACGCGAATCTGATCCTCGCGGTCCCAGAGATAAACGACGTGCATGGTGCCTGCCGTCACTCGCCCCGCCATGATTACATCCGTGAGCGCCGGGACATCGCGGCTGTCGAGCGCCTCGTCACCATCGACCATCAGGCAGTAGTCGCCAATCTGCGCGCCAGCCTTCCACACTTCAGCCAGCAAAAAATCCTTGTCGCGAGCCTCGTGGATGCCTTCGAACGGCGACCGAATAACGGTGCAGTCCAAGTTCTCGCAGATGCTCACGGTGTCGTCGGTTGAGTGATCGTCGAACACGAAGATGCGCTCGCAGATCGGGTATATGGACCGGATGACGCGCTCGATCCACCGAGCCTCGTTCTTCACTCGCAGCATTCCGTATGTCATAAAGCTATGTTGTCCAGAGCTGAAACCCAGCCCACTTCTGAGTGAGTCGATTGTGGTAGAGCGCATGTTGTGCAGACCATTCACTCGATGGAAAGTTCGGCACGTGATTGGCGGCAGCATGCGGGACTATAACCTTCATTCCTATCTGTCTCGCCTGCATGCATAGGTCTTCGACATGGCAATGAAACGAATCAAACCTATGCGAATCAAACTTCAATCTTGAATCTGTCGGAAAGAACACGCAGCAGCTGTCCACCGTGCTGACCTCTCCCGGATTGTGATGGCACCACCGGTACTGGCCTTCCCCCGAACGGCCAACGATGCCGCAAACATTCCCCTTGGTAGCCTCTGTCCAGAAAGCCTCAAGCGCTCCATTGCGAAAAATCACGTCAGCATGAACTAAGCCGAAAACTTCTCTTGATGTCGAAAGGTGTTCGTTTCCGATAGACGCGAGCGCGCGGTTCGAACTGTTGACCACTAGGCGGACGTCCACTTCTTTAGAAATGTGGCTGAAGAAGCCGAAATCATCGCTGTTCGTCCCAACGACAACCATCGTCAGTCTCATTTAGAGAGGGTGCGCTCCATACTTTCTGACGAATATCTGGCGGTTCTCTTCAAAGGCTGCGGACGGATACTGCTCGCCGCGAAACGTAGACTTCAACGAGGAATGGTCGACAAAGCAGTGGTCAAAAACGCCGATCTTCAACCCATGCTGCCGGACCCGCAGACAGTAAGAGTCGTCGTCATATCCGTACCCGGTGAACTCCTCGTCGAGCAGGCCAACCGTGTCGATGGTGCGTCTGGGGATGAGGACGCAGATGAAGCAGACCATGCGCGGGACCTCGCGCAGTCCGATACCTTTCGGATGCTGATGCTCCTGTCCCGTCACGTCGGTGACTGCGGCGATGATCCCGAACTCAGGATGCTCGTCTGCCTGCCGCTGCATTGCGGTGAAGCCTCCCATCGTGCAAAGCATGGCATCGTCGTTCAACAGAATCACATCGTTATGCGCGGCTGCGGCGATTCCGACGTTGCAGTTCTGCGAATAGATGAAAGGGGTCTCTACCTCGCGCACGCGGTAGTGCCGGGAAGGTGGGATGAAGTGATTCTGACCGCTGCGGTCCCAGACCACGATGATGTCGTCGTTGTAATCGTGGCGCTGAACCGCATCGACGCAGGGAGTGAGGTTCGATAGAGTGCGGCTGGGGATGATGACGGATAGTTGTCTCATTGCTCTTCGGGAATGTGCTTCCAGTTGTCGCCCATCACGCGCGGGCTGGTGTTGCCGGGGTGGTTCGTTGCATACATCATCTTTCCGGCATCGACGCTGATAAGCCGCCCTGCCGAAACTGCTACCGATACGAAGTCGTTATCCTCGCCGACGTTCTTCGCTTCAAACGGATGCGCCTGCCACCAGCTGCGCCGGTAGCAGAGCGATGTGCCAAGTGCATATCCCTTCGTGCCTTCGTACTTCCACCAGCGCTCGCCATCGGTAAAGGGCATCGAGTGGTATCCGCTGACGTCGTAGTTACCCAACCGGTCTATCTGGTCGGCAAGTCGGCCAGGACCGCTCCAATCGTCGTCGTCCCAATGGCAGACCACATCTCCGGCTGCAAGGCTGCAACCAAAATTTCGCTTCTCGCCGATAGTGTGGACACCTGATACATGGACCAACCGTATGCGGTCATCATCAGGAACAAGATCACGAACGTCGTCTCCGTCTGCCAGAATCAGCAGTTCGCGGCGACTGTACGTCTGCTTCTGAAAGCACACTATCGCCTGCGGTAGCCACTTCCTCCGATTGCGTGTCAGGCACATGCACGTCACGAAACGGACGTTCTGGGCGCACCTCTGGCGCTTCGGAAGGAACAACTTGCTTGGTCTCGTAGACCACGGTCGGCGGCTCAGCCTTGTGTGCCAGATGGTTCGCCACCAGCTGCTTGCCTATGTCGTCGCTGCACTCAAACTGATCGCCTGCGGCGACGGTGCCGTATACGCCCGTCAATTGTCGGTTTGCGATGAGCTTCATAGTTTCCTTCTGTTAGGCCAGCGTTACCCCTCACCCAGATCCGAGGTAACAACGCGCTAACTGCTCGAAAAAGAAGAGGTCACCGACCCTTGGCTGCGGTGACCTCTGTTTGGAAGTGAAGGCAACTGGTTAGGAGGCTGGCGACGAGTTGAACGCACCAGACACGAAACTTCCGGGACGAAGGACCACGAGCGCAAGCCGCTTTTCTGCACGAATGGCGACGAGGTTCTTCGTGAAGAAGTCAGAGTGCTCCGTCGAAATCTCGACCTGCATCTCCATGCGGTCGCGAATCTCAGCGGCTGCTGACTGGCCAGAGCCGACAAGGAAGGTGCCCGACACGACGCCGTTGGTCGGCACCGTGATCAAGTCCCAGATGGTCGGATTGCCCTGCGTTTGTGGATCACCAAGGATGTAGCGTCCCAAGGTGTCCTTCGTGCGTCGGATGTTCCACCAGTCGCGCGGGTTGAGCGCCACGAAGGTGGGCTCGATCTCGTCGGCAATCTCAATCTGTTCGATTGCGGCACCGAGTTGATCGATCCGGGTGAAGCTGGACCCCAGCAGTGAGGCATTGAACGGAGTCGCCTGAGTGATCAAACCGTTCAAGTTCTCGCCGGTGTTGTCACCGCTCAGAAGCTGACGCTCCTCTTCGCGGTTGACATAGTACGGCATCGCCGAGCGCAGGAAGCCTTCGAGTTCAGTGAAGTCATCGAGCGCCTGCCGTGACGCCGGAATCCAGCTGGCAATCGTCTTCACCGCTGCGGTGGCAGTGGTAAAGGTGACTCCCGCTTCCGGCTTCTGGAGCGTTTCAGCAACCGGCGACGCGATGTTCGGCGGCTGGTTGACCTTGACGTAGTAGATCAGTCCGGCTGTCGTTGGTCGCGAAGAGAGCATGTCGCGGATGGTGAGCTTGCGACGTGCTTCCGGCACGATTCCCGGCATACGTTCGATCTCGACTACGCCAGCGGTTCCGGCACCGAGACCGGACAGCGTGACTGTGGTCTTGACCTCCATCAGGTCCGATACCTGCTTACCGCTCAGGTTGATGATGGCGTGACCTTTCTTGTCGCGAACAAGGCGGCTAATATCCTCGTTCTCTTTCAGATAGTCCAGCAACGATTTCTGTGTTTCTGGGCTGTTGCCGAGCCGCTGTACCAGCTTCAGTTCGAGCGCGTCGTACTGAGTCTGGAGCGCCTTGAGTTCGGTGACGGTGGTGGAGAGGACAGTGCCGTTATTCTTGGCTTCCTCGCTTGCCTTCTCAAAGTGGTTCTTGAGTTCGGCCTGTAGCGCCACGAGCTTTGCTTCGAGGGCTTTGGTGTCCTGATTTTCCATGAGGGATGTTTACCTTTCGAGAATTTGGAATTTGGATCCGCGCCTAGTCCTTTGGCGGGATAAGCTTGATGATTTCGTCGAGGATTTTCTCTGCCGAGTGGGTGTTCTCCGGCTCAGGAATGATCGGCGCGGCTTTCGCTTCGGGAGTGTCGGCGGCCTTATCGTCTTCGTCATCAGGGTCGTCGTCGGCTCCTTCCGGGAGAAGTGTGTCGAAAATGTCTTTGAGCTGCTTCACGTGATCGTGTGCAGCTTTCAATGTCGTCATGTTGGCGGCGCTGAACTCGCGGCCAGCCTTGCTCTCCATGAATGCTTGCAGGCTCTTAGTCACCAGCGCGAGAGCGTGCTCCTGCCGTCGCTCCTGCGACATCAGTTCCATGTCGCCATATTGCTCAGTCAGGTATGCGAGATAGAGCGGGAGGTAAGCGAGAAAGGCATCTTTGAACTGGTCAATCGTGACTCCTGCTGCGGTTACCTTGTCGTCGATAGAGATGCCATCGGCCCACGTCAGGAAGCCGAGCGAGTTGAACAAAGCGCAGAACAATTGCGAACCGGCATCCATCAACTGAAGCTCGGTCAACTCCGCGTCGAAGGTATCCTTCCGCTCCTTGATTGCTTTGATGGCCGTGACCATTGCGGCCTCGTTCATAGGGAAGGTGACCACGCTGCCCTCCCACAACCGCAGCTCCTTCAGGCGGCGGATTTTGCCGTCGACCGATTCTTTGATGGTGTCGTAGCCGATGGACAGTCCCTTGATGATGTGCGCCTTCAGCAGCAGATAGGCTTTCTGCGCGACCGGCAGGTCCAGCAGAAGCTGGCCCTTGACGCGGAGTGCGTCGGGACTATCGATCAGAGTCAGGGAGCCGATGGGTTCCTCGGTGTCATGCTGCCAGAGGAGCGGGACCGTGGAGCCGTGCTCCTGAATCGTCTTGGTGAACGCACCCGGCTCGATGAGGTCTTTGCCAAGGTCCACGTTGTTGTAGACCGCGAGCAGACCATCGAATGATCCGTCCTCGTTGATCGCTTTGATCTCGACCCGGAAGCTGCGCTTTACCTGTTTGATAGATGGCATGACGATTGTGTCCTCTCGCGTGTGTTTGCTTTACTCGCCGAGCCGCACGAGCGCGGTTTGCGTCGCTGGCTTGTCGCTGCCCGGTATGGTCTGCATGTTGAGTTGAATGTGGTGAGCGTCGCCACCTTGAATCGGGTCCCAGTTCTCCAGATCGCGAACCTCGTTGACGCTGGTGACCGCGTTCTGGAGCAGCGTCGCGTAGCCTGCGACCCGGCTCGCGAAGTCGCCACGAAGCAACGCGTCGAGATTGTGCCGAAAGAAGTAGCCTGCGGCCTTCTCCTCCGGCGTGAGCACGCATCGCCATAGCTCCTGCTCCCAACGGATGAGCCACGAAGAGAGCGTCAACTTCACAAACTGAAGTGCGAGCTGCTCGATGTTGGAGAAGGTCGCGCGTGACAGATCGCCGACGAGATGTGGCGACACGGAGAACCAGCGGCATATTTCGTTGATATCGAAGAGCCGGGTCTCAAGCATCTGCGCGTCGAGCGGGTTGATGCCGATCTGCTGGTATTTGGTCCCGTTCTCAAGGATGGGTGCCCGGTGCGGCTCCGAATAGGTCTTCTCCCAATCGGTGCGGAACTTATCGAAGTCCGTGTCGCTGGCGAACTTCTTTTCCATGTTGAGGATGTACGGGACGCGACCGCCGTTCGCATAGAAGCGCGCGACGTGACGCTCGGCGGCAATCGCGGTCCCGATGGACTGCCGCGCCATGTGGATGACGGAGTATCCCTGCACACCGTCCGAACCCAACCCGCGAATGTGGAGGATGTCCTGCGGCTTGCCACGCTGCACGGTGAAGGTCTTGCTGCTGTTATTGCCGTCCTTCACGACGTAGACGAGCCGCTTCTCTCCAGTCTTCTCGCGGTCGACCATGACCTGCGATTGGTCGATGGGCTGAAGCTCAATCGCCGTACCCGTACCACTGCGCCGGATGATCTGTGCATAGCCGTTGCCGTTGAGCACGCACTGGCTGGTGCGGGTCTCGCGGAAGGTCATCGCAGTCATCTCGTCGTTGGGAGCGTTGTGTAGCGCGAGATTCATGGGATGGCTACTGGCAACCTCTTTCCCTGTCGCATTCTGCCGGAACATGCTCAGGGGAAGGAAGCCGACTGTTTCGCTGATCAGGCGGTTGCAGGCCCAGCAGACGGAATGGTTGAGCGCGGTGCTGACGCTCACTCTCTCACCCGACCACGCTGGCGAGCCGCTAGAGATCATGGCATAGATGCCCCTGTAGCCGTTCTCGCGATACCAGTCCGGGCTTTCCCCTATGCTGAAGGTGCTGACGTCCTTCTTTGCGAGATCGAGCGATACAGAGCGGTCATCGAAAGCGTCCCTGACGTTTCTGGCGGCGGTCTTCAATGCATCAGTGATTGCAGGAAACACTAGTTGACGCTCCGCAGTCCGGTGTAAGTGATGGTCTGCGATTCGGCCACCAATGCGCGATTGAGAAGCGTGACTGTCGCCGCAATGCCGTCGATGCGCTTCGACGACTTGAGACGTTCCGGCTTAGTGGGTTGGCAGTTGTCTTTGCGGTCGTACTGCAATTGCAGACACGCCGCGTGCCAGTTGTAGACAGGGTTATTGCCGTGGCGAATCTTCTTGTCGAGATACTGAGACAGAATGAATTTTGTTGGGAAGCCAAGCTGCATAAAGTTCTGCTGCACCTCGACGGCGTCGATCCCTTCATCGATCAGCTCCATCGCTTCGGTACGGAAGTTGCAGCGGTCGAAGGCAAGCTCGCGAAGCTCGAACATCTCCCGGCCCCAGCGGATGCGGTCCTTCACGACGCGGAGGTCTATGGCGTTGCCGCTGGTCGCCGTGACGAAGCCGCGTCGAACCCAATCAGTGAACGGCAAGCGACAGATGCGCTCCAGCTCCGGGACTCTCTCCTCGGGTACGTAGAAGAATGGGAGGAAGGTCCACGCGTTGATAGCAGCAGACGGTTCGAAGCCGAACACGACAGCCGTGAAGTCGGTCGTCCATGAAGCGTCAACGCCAACCCAGCACGGCTTGTCGAGCAGCCCCCACTTTCGAATCAACAGTTCCACGTCATATTCCGGCCATTCGCGCAGATCGACGTCGCCGCCGCACGCCTGCCATTTGGCCATGTCGATGATCGGATCTTGCTGCGTGGCAATCGGCATGTTCAGGTGGTAGCGGAGGTACTTGCTGCGCTGTGCTGGCTGTGCCAGCGCCTTGTCCATCTCGCGGACGATAGACGCATCCTTGAGGAAGCCGCCACGATCCTCGTGGCTCGGGTTGGCGGCAACGCGCGCCTCGCGAGACTTCCAATACTCCGGGTCCGCTTCGAGCTTCTTCTTGTCAGCCTCCCAGACAGCTGCGTAGAACCCGGGCGACGGCAAGGAGCCGTCGATGACCTTCTTCGCTACCTCATACTCCTGAAACCAGAGCGGCGACTCATACTCCGCGCCTGCGGTAGTGATGGCCAGGTCGAGCGGCTCGTCGCGTGAAATCTGCCCCTTGGTCGTGACGTCGTAGAGCGTCTCTGCCTTTGAACTCTTCCAGCGGTGCATCTCATCGCGGATGAGCAGGCTGGGCCGGATGCCGTCCTGCACGTCGCCGTCAGCCGAGAGCACCTGATAGGTGCCGCCGCCGTCACGACGAACGATTCGCTTGGTGCTGGGAATCACCTTGAGACGAGCGCGCAGATCGGGATTGGCGCTGACCAGCATCGCCGCCGCTTTGAAGACGATGCCAGCCTGCTCCTTCGCCGCCGCTGCGCCGTAGGCTTCGGGATTCAACTCTGACTCCATGAGCATGTGATAGATGGGGAGGCCGCCCGTAAGGAACGACTTGCCGTTCTGTTTACCCGTCGAGATGTAGCCGCGTTGATACTGGCGCTTGCCGTCGTCCGCTTGCACCGTTCCGAAGATGTCGCGGAGCACTTTGCGGTGCCAGTCGAGCAGACGATAGCCGAGCGGTGGATAGAGGATCTCCGAGTAGAAGCGTTCGACCTTGCACGCTTTGCACTGCGGTTTGCCGTTCTGCCGAGTCTCGCACCATGTGTCCGCATCGCAATAAGCGCAGGTGTTTGGCTTGTATTCAGCCACACAGCTTCATCTCCAGCGCGTCCATAGCGCCGCCGTCCGCTGCGGCATCGATGCGTGTCCGCGACGATGGCGTGAGGCCGAACTCCCTGCGTTCGATGATGACGCGGGCTGCAAGGTGACCGACTGAGTTCATCGCCATGCGTCCGTTCTTCATCGTCAGCAGCATCATGATTTCGCCGTGCTGTAACCGCTTGCCCTGCGCCTTGGCCTCGCGCTTGATGGCGGCGGCCATGCTCCAGATGCCTTCATAAGCTGAGGCCAACATCGCCTCATCTTCCGCGAGCTGCCAGAGAGCGCGACGATCCACGCGGCGAAGGATTGCTGCGCTGGCCATCTCGCAGACCATCTCGTCCCAGACAGCGCTTGCAGCGCGGCTGATCTTCTTCGGCTTCGATGGGATGCCGGGAGCGAACTGCGGCTCGTTCTCGTTGAGCGGACGGCGTGAAGGATTGCCTTCGATCCGGCGCAGTTCGGTTGGTTTTGGTGCTGGTCCTCTCAGGCCCACGCTGATCCTTTGTAGCGCTTTGTCGCGAATTGACTTGCAATCATGCCGGATCGGAGCGTTCCTCGTGATGGTTCCAAGGAGGAACGAACATGACCACCAAGCAGACCAAAGTCGCCACCGCCGCCAAGAAGTCCACCACCAAGAAGGCCACCACGAAGAACACGCCCAGCAAGACTGCTGCGGCCAAGCCCAAGGCCACGAAACCGGCCAGCGTTCGCGCACAGTCGCCCACCACGCCGCCCAAGGCAGCAACGGAGGGGAAACCTACCACCCCGCGCAAGGACGGCACCAAGGCTAAAGTCTTGGCGATGATCAGCCAGAAGGGTGGAGCCACCCTGCCGAAGATCATGGAAGCCACCGGCTGGCAGGCTCACAGCGTCCGTGGCCTGATGGCGACGCTGGGCAAGACGATGAAGATCGAGAGCCTGAAGAACGAGGCTGGCCAGCGCACGTATATTCATCACGCGTAGGTTCCAGTCTGTTCGGCAGAGGCGGCAGAGATGCCGCCTTCGCTCGTTCTGGCTGCTTTCAATTCCTCGAACGTCCTGCCGTCGCCGTCGAGCGTGGCCTGCTTGCCGGTGAAGGTCTGCCAGCGCGTGATGATGACGTCGCAGTAAGCCGGATCAATCTCCGTGGTACGGCATAGCCGCCCTTCCATCTCGCAGGCAATCAGCGTGGTTCCGGACCCGCCGAACGGGTCGAGGACCACGTCGCCGCCCTTGCTGCTGTTCGCAATTGGGTATGCCACCAGCGCAACTGGCTTCATCGTCGGGTGCTCTTGGCTTTGCGACGGTCGGTCGAAGTGCCAGAGCGTCGTCTGCTTCCGGTCCGAGTACCAGCGATGGGCTGCTGTCGCCTTCCAGCCGTACAACACAGGCTCGTGTTGCCACTGGTAGTCCGAACGTCCGAACACCATGGTCTGCTTCGCCCAGACGCAACACGCGGCCAGATAGAAGCCAGCCTCAAGGTACGCTTTGCGGAAGTTGAGACCCTCGGTATCGGCGTGGAAGATGTAGATGGATGCGCCGTCGCCCATCGCGTTGAACATGCACCGATAGGCGTTCAGCAGGAAGCCGTAGAAGTCGAGATCGTCTTTCTTGTCGTTCTCGATCTTCAGCGCCTTCTTTGTCTTGCCGGTGTAGTCGATGTTGTATGGCGGGTCCGTCACCACCAGCGCAGCCGAGCGTCCGTCCATCAGCCGGTCGACATCAGCCTGCTTCGTGGAATCGCCGCATAGCAGTCGGTGGTTGCCGAGCACCCAGAGGTCTCCAGCCTGCGTGACCGGCGTCGCGGGCACCGCTGGAACTTCGTCCGCGTCCGTGAGGCTGTCCGTAGACTTCGCCATCAACTCCGCAAGTTCGCTCTCGTCGAATCCGGTCAGGCTCATGTCCATGTCGAGCGCTCTCAGATCCAGCAGCTCCGCGCCGAGCAGAGCGGAATCCCAATCGGTCTCGTCGTGGCTTCGGTTATCCATGAGCCGGTATGCGCGAACCTGTGTCGGGTTGAGGTCGGTGGCGACGTGAACCGGCACCGTCTCCGCGCCCATCCTCTTCGCTGCCAGCAGCCGCGCGTGACCGACGATGATAACGCCTTCGGTATCAACGACGATGGGTTGCCGCCAGCCGAACTCGCGAATGCTCGCAGCTACCTTGTCGACGGCGGCGTCGCTGATC